GACAAAGGAGGTCTGAACCATGTTGGCAGCAATCGTAACAGTGTTGTCCGTACTCGCGCAGTTGGCCGGCGGTCTGGCCCTACTATGTTTTGCGGCGTGGCTAATCGCGTGCCTATTCGATTGGTGGCCGGAGCAGCTTCCGCCTAACGTTGTGATCCCAATTGCAGACAAGTTTGACGACGACGGCACGGCTTACCTTCGCCTGGAGCTGGACAGCATCGACTTCCGCGACGTGCAAAGGGCGGTCACTCGGAGGCAACTGCGGCGGGATTGGCCAGCCTACACCGGAGATGGAATGTCCAATGTGGCGGGGACGGCTATCGCGGAAATTTGCCGAGAGTGGATGGCACGAGAGGTGGTGAGGAAGTAGCGGCATCGCACGGCCGCAAGGTTTCTGCTGGAGCCTAACGAGCAAATGATGGACCAGCAGATCGGCCGAGCTACCTGAAGGCTCGGCAACGTCGTGGCGGCGTGGACGAGTTCCACGTGAGGCACAGGGGGAGCGGCTCGTTCGATCCGAGCGGCCAATAGTCTGGTGACTGCACTGCCAGACCGAAGCCGGTGCAAGTCCGGCCCACGACATTGGAGGGACTTGGATGGCACGGGAGAAGGTGAGGGTGAAATGAGTACAACGATATGGCTTGTTGCAGTTGTGGCCGCTTTCCTGTCTGGATTATTCGCACAGCGCGTGAGGGGCTTTGCGAGGCGTATCTACTGGCACACGAAACTCGGTATTTGCTGGCGGTACAGTCCGAGCGGATACCGTGAGACGCGACACGGAACCACAAGCGATTTTTGCCGGCGCTGCGGTCACCCTGCTGGCTACCATGATTGATGGCCACGACATTGGAGGGACTGACGATGCGAGAACGATACGACGCCTACGGTTATCCCTGCTGGCCCGGTGAGCGGGACTATGCGACAGCCGACGACATGCCATACGTCACGAGATTAGGTGAGACGATGCCGAAAGTAAAAATTCTGCTATTCTCGCATCCGTCGCAATGGTGCTGGGCCTGCGGGGCTGGTCGATTCAATCCGCCATCGTGGTGGTTGCTGCCGTGGTATATCGAGCGAGCGCACCTATCGGCAGGATCGGGAGGGATGCAACGCATCGAGGACGAACGGGCCGTTGTGCTGCTGTGCTCGTTGTGCCATCGGCTGCACCAGCATCATGACGAAGCGGTGAAAATTTACGGCCGCGAGTTCCCGGCGTTGACAGATGCAAATGTTCTGTGGCTCAAGCGGGAACGAGATCCCGATAATTGGGACTGGGAAGCTATTAGGTCGTGGTGGATTGGAGAACCACCGGAGCCGGTTAAGAGTGAGTGGTATGAGATCAAGTATTCTGAAAGGCATTGAAAGGGGAGCGACATGGCCAAAGGCGATAGACGTTTTACGTTCCATGTTATTCGCAGCGGTCAAGCGGGACCTCACAAGGACTCCGTAACTGAGTGCGAGGTATTGGTGGAGCACGTGCCGTATAAAGGCGACGGCAAAGAGTTCGTACCTAACCACGAGTTGAACGAAATGATCGTCAAGGCGGTCTGCAAGGGATTCGTTCCTTTCAAAGAACCAAATGACAATCCCGACTGGGCCGATCCGCAGTTGTCGTCATGGAGTAACGTTGGAGGCGGTCGGTGGCGATTTGCTGTTACAAGGGCATTTACTGATTGAAAGAAGAACGGGAAGACGAACCAATTTGAAAGGAATCACGATGCTAGTTTTAACGCGTAAATACGGAGAGAAAACCCACATCGGTGACGTTGTGGTTACCGTGGTTGAAATCGAGAACAATCAGGTGCGGCTCGGCATCGAGGCACCGCCGGACGTGCTGATTCTACGTGGAGAGCTGTTGGACCGAGATCCGGGCAACACACGCAATTTGAAAGGGCGAACCAATGACTGAAGCAGAAAAACGACAAATGTGTCGAGGGTGTCGCGACGACTACTACAACCAGCCTGGCAACAGCACCGACGGCAAATGCTGGTGCTTGGAATCGGCGAAGGTCGTGCAGCGGATCAAGGTTGGCATCTGGCAAAACCCGCCGTACGAAAAGCGTTTGCAAACGACGCTATCGTGCCATAATCCCAAGGGTATGGCATGGATCAAAGAGGACGACTGTCGAGTCGTCGGCAACCAAACTCGCAATCGGACAAAGGAGGTCTGAACCATGTTGGCAGCAATCGTAACAGTGTTGTCCGTACTCGCGCAGTTGGCCGGCGGTCTGGCCCTACTATGTTTTGCGGCGTGGCTAATCGCGTGCCTATTCGACTGGTGGCCGGAGCAGCTTCCGCCTAACGTTGTGATCCCAATCGCAGACAAGTTTGACGACGACGGCACGGCGTACCTCAAGCTAGAGCTGGACAGCATTGACTTTCGAGACGTGCAAAGGGCGATCACGCGGCGGCAACTGCGGCGGGATTGGCCAGCCTACACCGGAGATGGTATGTCGAACGTGGCGGGGACGGCTATCGCGGAGATTTGCCGGGAGTGGATGGCGAAAGAGGGAGTGAGGTTGAAATGAGAGAACGATACGACGCCTACGGTTATCCCTGCTGGCCTGGCAGCCAGGACTATTCCACGGCCGACGAGTACAAGCCGCTTGCACGCGAATGGATGCCACGGCAATTAGGAGGCGGCGACGCACTGCCCGACACGGAGAACCGGACGGAACCCGGGCAGTGCGATTTTCTGGCTGAGGAATTGCCCGCTGTTGATATTTCCCGGATCACGGGCTAGATTGTTGGCGCGGTGCTGGACACACCGCGAAATTTCAGAGGATGCAAAAACCATGATCGATCAAATCTGCTATCTACGCTCGCGTGGCCTTGCATCCTCGCGTTCAGCCCCGCCCCCTGTCCACACTTCCGGGGGCGGGGTCTGTTTTCACTTTTCCAAGAGGATGCAACACCATGAAAATCACGACGGGTAAGCAAGCCTTACCGCGCCGAATCCTGCTGTATGGCCAGCATGGCATCGGCAAATCAACTTGGGCTGCGAGTGCTCCGTCCCCTATCTTTCTCAACGTCGAAGACGGGATCAACGATCTGGACGTGGCCCGGTCCGAGCACTTGAAGGAACTGGGCCAAGTCATTGATGCGATATCGTGGCTCGTGCAAAACCCGCATGAGTTCCAGACGGTAGTAGTCGATACCATCGACTGGCTGGAGCACTTGATTTTCCACTGCGTGGCGAAGGAAGCCAGCAAGGGCAATATTTCGGACATCGGCTACGGCAAGGGCTATGAAGCAGCGAAAGACAAGTGGGACTTCCTGCTGCGCGGCATGGACGTGCTGAGAACGCAACGCGGTATGATGGTTATTTTGTTGGCTCATGCCAAGGTAACGCGTTTTGAGAATCCCGAGACCGACGCCTACGACCGCTACGACTTGGACCTACATAAGTCGTCAGCCGGCATGATTCAGGAGTGGTGCGACGAAGTGCTGTTCGCTTCGTCGCGGGTGTTCACCCGGACGGAAGAACTCGGCTTCGGCAAGGAACGCAAGATCGCCGTGGGATCTGGTGAGCGATTTATCAGGACGACGGAGACGGCGGCAGCCGTGGCAAAAAACCGCTTACGTCTTCCACCGGAATTGCCGCTCGACTGGAATGAGTTCGCCAAGTTTTTGCCGGCTAAGCCGGCTGGCATGGCGACCAACAATATCAATGGTGTAGTAGTGAACGGAACTTCTAAAAGCGAGGGTAAGTAATCATGGCTGACATTAGTGGACTAGGCTTTGACGCGAACAAAGTACAACCGAACGACGCGTTTGACCCGCTGCCGGCTGGCGAATATGACGCGGTAATCGTCGCCAGCGAGCGGAAGAAAACCAACGCCGGAACTGGCGAGTATATCAAACTGCAACTGCAAATTCTGAGCGGCCAGTTCCAAAACCGCCGGCTGTTCGACAACCTGAACCTGTGGAACCCAAACGACAAGACGGTGCAGATTGCCCGCGGTACGTTGTCGAGCATTTGCCGGGCGGTGAACGTCTTGACACCCAACGATACGAGCGAACTGCACAACAAGCCCCTGCGAATTAAGGTCACGGTCAAGGACGATCCTGAGTACGGACCAGGCAACGAAATTAAAGCCTACAAGCCACGACAAGCGGCGCCGCAACATGTGACTCCGGCCAGTGCTCCGGTCAGTGTTCCAGCGACGCAACAAGAGCAGCGAGCAGAGCCGTGGCCGTGGTAATGCACGAAACGCCGGTGCTTCGGTGGTATCAAGACGAGGCTTGCAAAGCGGCATGGACGTCGCTTTGCACGTCTTCGGGTAACCCGGTCATTGTGCTACCTACCGGTGCCGGCAAGTCACTCGTGATCGCCGAGCTATGCCGCGCGGCGGTACAGGATTACCGGGGCCGCGTGATTGTGCTGGCCCACCGCAAGGAACTACTGGAGCAAAACGCCGACAAGATCAATCGCTTGCTGCCGTGGGGTATCTCGCTTGGAATGTACTCAGCCGGCCTCAAGAGCCGCAAGACCGACACCGATATCGTGGTGGCTGGCATCCAGTCAGTGTTTAAGCGGGCGGCGGAATTCGGGGAACGCCATATGATTCTCTGCGACGAATGCCATTTGGTCCCGCGCGACGGCGAAGGGATGTATCGGACTTTTCTGGACGATCTGCGAGCAATCAATCCGAAGCTCCGCATGGTCGGCCTGACGGCGACACCGTTCCGCACGGGCGAGGGGGCGTTGTGTCGGCAGGATGGATTGTTCCAGCGAATCTGCTATTCAGCCGGGATCCAAAAACTAATTGCCGACGGCTACCTGTGTCCAGTTACCAACCGAGTCGGTGAATCGTCGGTCGATACATCGGGCCTGCATATTCGCGGCGGCGAGTTTGTGCCGGGCGAAGTCGAGCGGCTGTTCGACTTCGGGCCGCAAGTGGAAAACGCGGCCCGTGAAATCGTGGCCAAGTCGGCAGGACGACATAGCGTGCTGGTGTTCTGCTCGGGCGTGTCGCACGCGGGACACGTCGCGGCGGCGATTGCGGCGCTAAGCGGCGAGCGGTGTGGAGTGGTAACAGGTGACACACTGCCGATGGAACGGGCCAACTTGCTGGAGCAATTCAAGCGGCAGCAATTGCGATTCCTGTGCAACGTGGACGTTCTGACAACGGGCTTCGATGCTCCCAATATTGACTGCATCGCGATCTTGCGGGCCACCATGTCGCCCGGGCTGTTCGCTCAAATGTGCGGCCGTGGTTTGCGGATCGACGCGTCAAAACAAGATTGTCTGATTTTGGATTTCGGAGAGAACATTCAACGGCATGGCCCGATTGACGCCTTAGACTACGGCAAGGACCGACAGAAAAGCGGACTGGGAGACGCACCGACAAAGACATGCCCGAATTGCGGCGAGACGGTGGAACTGTCAGCCAAGTCGTGCGAGTGCGGCTGGATCTTCCCGCCACCCGAGAGGACACCGAAACACGGCGAACAGGCCGATACCCAAAGCGATGTACTGGCCAAGCCCGAGTCCTGGGAAGTCGTCGGCGTGGATTGGATGCGGCATCGCAAGCGAAAAGCGGAACCCGGCACGCCGGACACGCTGCGGATTGATTACCTGTGCCAACCTATGGGCAGATACCGTGGCGCTGACGGAGGCGGGAACATCTCGGAGCAAGTGATTAGTGAGTGGGTATGTCTAGAGCATCCCGGCGGATACGCGTACAGCAAGGCCGTCAAGTGGTGGCGGCAGCATAGCGTGGCACCGGTACCGAGCGGGATTGACGATGCCATTCGTTTGTGGCGGTGCGGCGCGGTGGCAATGCCAGCCACGATTGAGACGATCCGCGACGGCAAGTGGTATCGGATCACGGGCCGGCGGCTGGACGAACTGCCGACTGAGTGGAGCGAGGAACCGTCGGAAGGTGAGACGTGGGAAACGGTCGACGATGAGGAACTGGCTTTCTGAGAACGGATGCAACCATGCTGCTCGAAACTACCCGCCGATACATCGCCCGGGGCTTTTCCGTCGTCCCGATCCCGGCGCGGCAAAAAGGGCCGACGTACAAGGGCTGGCCGGAACTGAGAATCACGGACCCGATAGGCTGGTTCGACGAGTCGAGCAACGTCGGAATTATCCTAGGGCCCGCCAGTGGCATGGTGTGCGTCGATCTGGACCACCCGCTGGCGGTCGACCTGGCGGAAAGTTTCCTACCACCGACTGGCATGGTGGCCGGACGTGGGGAGCGGCCGCGCTGCCATTGGTTTTACCGGGTCACGGGACCCATCGAGAACAAAAAGCACAAGCACAAGCGGCAGACGATCTGCGAGATCCTGGGGGAAGGCAACCAGGTAGTTGCCGGGCCGTCGATCCATCCGAGCGGCGACCGCTACGACATTGTGGACGGCGAGCCCGCGACTGTGGACGGGCACGAACTAGAGGCAGCAGTGTACGCGTTGTTTTGCGCGGTGCTGGCCGAATTGGGTGAGTCGATGCCGACGATGACAGGTAATGGCAAGCCAACCGGCACGGCCAGCACGCCCACCGACGGAGCACCGGGCACCGATTACGATCAGCGGGGAGACGTGCGGAGTCTGCTGGTCAAGCACGGCTGGACGCCGCTCTTTATGAGCGGCGACAACGAGCACTGGCGGCGACCCGGCAAGGCCTGGGGCAGCTCGGCGACGTTGCGGGACTGCAAGCTGTTTTACTGCTTCACGTCGTCCACGGAACTGGAAGCCTACCGCTGCTACGGTCCGTTCGGGCTGTATGCGAAGCTCGAGCATGGCGGCGATTACCGGGCCGCCGCGGATGAACTGCGGCGGCAGGGGTACGGTAGCGAATTGCCTGACGTGAACTTGTCGGCGATCACGAGCCAGGACATCGCGAGCCAGACGATCACGAGCCAACCCAAGCCAGACGACGACGACGAGGATCCGGAACCGCTGGACGACTTCGGCGGGCTGGTCGGGGAGTTCCCGCCAGAGTGCCTGCGACCGCCGGGGCTGCTTGGTGATCTAGTCGACCACTGCTTGGCAACGTCCCGCTATCCGCAACCAGAGTTGGCTTTGGCTGCCGCGCTGGCGATGGTCGGAACCATCACGGGCCGCAAGGTGACGGACGAATTTGGAACCAGGACGAATGTCTACGTTTTGGGTCTAGACGAGACGGGGACCGGCAAGGAACACGCCCGACAGGTGAACAAAGAGCTGCTGGTGCGGGCCGGCGTCGAGAAAATGCATGGCTCGGAACGGGTGGGGTCACATGCCGGGATCGTCAACGCCGTTCACGAGTCGCCAGCCATCCTGATGCAGTTGGACGAGATTGGCCGCTTACTTGCGACCATGAAAGACCCGCGCAAGGCCCCGCATCTCTACAACTGCATCACAGTCCTGATGCAGCTTTACTCCTCGTCGGCAACCATCTGGAAAGCTGACGCCTACGCGGACAGCAAGAAGGTCAAAGTCATCGACCAACCCCATTTGTGCGTTTACGGGACAGCCACGCCGGATTCATTTTGGCACAACCTGAGTACCGAGAACATCGCCGAGGGATTGGTAGGGCGGCTGATGGTGTTCGAGGGCCGGGGCTATTCGGTGGACATGCAAAAGCCGGCTCGAGCTGAGCTGCCCAAGGATCTGATCGATGCCGCCCGCTGGTGGCTGGAGTACAGGCCGGCCGGCGGGAACCTGGGCGGCGACGAGCACCCCAAGCCGTCGGTAGTCCCGCACGATCCGGCCGCCGAGCGGCGATTCATGGGGCACATTGCGGCGATAAACGCCAAGCGGAAGACGGAAAGCAAGCTCCGGGCGGCGCTGTGGAGCCGCAGTGGGGAGAAGACTGCCAAGCTGGCCTTGATTCATGCCTGCTCACGCTCCAGGACGCTGCCCATTGCGATTGAGCTGGCTGACGTGGAATTCGGCATCCAACTGGCCAACTGGGTCACCCGTCGCATCCTAGCGAGTTGTGGCGACCATGTGAGCGAGAACGAGCACGAGGCCAAGGTCAAGCGGTTGCTGTCGATCGTCGGAAATGGACGGATCACGATGAATCAACTGACCCGCAAAACTCAGTGGCTCAAGGGCCGGGAGCGGCTGGAAATCGTCCGGGATTTGATCGGCTGCGGACTACTGAACAGCGAGATAATTGCGACCAAAGGGCGGCAAAAAACGGTATTGTTCCGTCAAAAAACAGCCTTGAGAAAAGGATGACGTTTGAAAAGCCAGTGTGATGATAGGCTTTTACTCCGTCAATGATGTTTGATGAATCGTTGACGAATCATTTTATTGTCTGGCAAGGACTTAGATGCTTATATCTTAACATACATCATCATTATTATTATTATTATTTAAGGGTGTTTCTTGGCTCTCTCCCCCCTCTCTTATAAGGCGCATTTGACAAATGGACGAAAGTGCAAACAGAACAGGCGTACACAATAAACAAAAGAACACGTGTACAAGCCACAACGAATTGGAAGCCCCAATCAAGTGCGAACGCTGCCACCGCATGGTGGCACTGGCCGACGCGGTGAACGTGCCGGGTCCCGACCCTGGCGGTCGCTGGCTGTGCGACGACTGCGATGAAAAGAAGGAGGCGAAACCGATTTGGGAGGAGTTCGCCGAAGCCGTGGCGAAGGTGCCGGAAAGCGAGTTGGACAAACTGCCGATCCAATCGAGCGGCGAGAAAATAACCATCGACCTGTTTGACATGGTCGAGCGAGTCCAGCACGGCTACCACTTGACGAACGAGGAATGCCGCTGGCTGCTGGCGCAAATCGGTTACCTAGTGCCACGAGTCAAGCGGTGCGACGCGTGCCACGGGCACGGGACGACCGTGGAGGCCACCCGTCGCGATTGCGGCCGCTCAGGAACTACAGGCACGGAGTGGGTGAGGAAAACGACATGCCAGACTTGCGGCGGCAAGGGCTACATTCCGCAGCCAGAGCCCGAATACGAGGTGCGAACATGAGCGACCTAGAACGAGCCTACGAAAAAGCTGGTGTGATTCTGTTGTACCTGGCACGCGAAGTTAGCTTCGGCGATGTATCGATGCGACCAACTGAGCGAGCGGTATCGTTCAGCTGGAAATGCACGATCGACGGAAAGAAATACCACTCGGAACGGCGGTGGGACTTGACTGACTTGTCTCGGAAAATTGCCACGCCGCAAACGATTGCTAAGTGGACGGTCAGTGAATGGAAGCAATTATTACCTGCCGAGGTGCGAACATGAGCGACGAATTGCAAGAGCGAACAGAACACGCATTGCGCCGTATGCGTTCCGTCGACCTAAGCTACATGCCCGTCTATCCAGGTGGTCAAAAAGCGTTCGATAAAGACTGCCAGATTCTGGCGGCGGCTTATCTGTCTGAACACAAGGAGGACGACGATGCTCCGATAACGAGTGAGTTTCTGATGGAGTGCGGTTTTTGCCGATCACGAAACATGGCAGACGACGCGTTTACCCATCCCGACTCCGCTTTGCTTGTGGAGGAAAACCTAGACGGAAAGTCATGTTGCGTTTTTGTTAAGGTCGATCACATCGGTCGTGTAGTTACTCGCGGAGACGTGCGGCGACTGTGTCAGTCACTCGGGATCAAATTAGAGGTGCGAACATGAGCGACGACAAATGGTGCTCAATCGGCGACACCATCGAATGTCGCGTTCAGAATCCATTTCCGCAAACCTTGCGTGTTACTGTGACGACTCCCGAGTCTTGTGCATATGCGAACAGCCTGATTGCATCTGGACGCTGGAGAAAGATTAAAGAGCAGAAGGAACACAAGCCATGAGCGACGCCGCCAACACATTCGCCGCACTGTGGAAACGATTCGGCTACCAGCTGCGTCCGCCAGTCCGCGAGTACCGCTTCTCGCCGCCGAGACGTTGGCGGTTCGACTTCGCTTGGCCAACACAAATGGTCGCGGTGGAAATCGAGGGCCTCGTCTTCCGCGGCAAGTCGCGGCACACGACGCAGAACGGCTATATCAAAGACTGTGAGAAATACAACGCCGCGGTGGAGAAAGGCTGGCACGTGTTGCGATACACGCAGGTCGATCTGCGTAAGAGGCCTGTGCAAGTGCTGGAGCAAGTCAAGCGAGTGCTTGGGCTGACCGGCGAGAAACCTTGACGCGGAAGGCAGTATGATCGCGACCACTGGCACCTACTCGCAATCGTCAACGTGTGCGACGTTCAACACGTCTACCGTGACGGCGACATGGGAGCCAACTAGCGGCGATGGCACGACGGTAACGACGATCGTAGTACATCACAGCGAGCCGATTGATTTCATCCCGATCGATCCTCCAGACGACAACGATCAGGAACTACCTGTTGAGAGCGCCAGCATATTCGCCGCCGCGAAAACGCCGGAGCCAGGCCGCAATCCAGAGCGGAGCACGATCCCGCATCAGTCGCGGCCGTCACATAGGATTCGCGGGCCGCCTGCAAACCGTCGCGGCGGACGACAGTTTTTCATGCTGCCGTCCGCCGCTTTATGCGTTGTGGCGATAAACCTTGACGCGTGTCCGAAACGTCTGGTATCGTGTACCTAACCACAAGGGGGAGCACATGCAAAAGCGGGCAATCTTCGGCGTTCTCATTCTCGGCCTAATCTCGGCCGCCATCTTCGGGCAACAGGGATTTACGGTCACGGACCATCCGACCACGTTCGTGTTCGGCGTGTTCGAGGGTCGAACCTATCAAGCCATCCTGGAGCCCGGCAAGCCGCCGCAGTGGTCGCACGCGGTAACGCTGCGGTTCATCCAGTTGGACGCGTCGCCGATCCCCGATCTTGACCCGCCAGTACCACCCGACACGCTGAGCGAACGAGCAACGGCCATCTATCGCGAGGCCGCGAAAGTTAACGACCAGGCCACAGCCGCTAAGCTCGGTAGCCTCTACTCCGAGATCGCAAAGAAGGTCACGGCGGGTGAGATCAAGACACAGGCCACCATCGCGGCCGTCGTGAAGGGCGCGACGGACATGCTGCTCGGGGACAAGGCCGCAGCGTGGAAACCGACCCGCGACGTCTTTGGTGCGCAGTGGGTAAAGCTCGCACAGGAGGGCGGCAAGGATGCTGACTTCGCCGAGCTGCTGAATGAGGCGAGCGACGGATTCAGGGCTGCTGGCCCGAATGCTGGGGCCATCGACCTGAATAAGATCCTGGAAATCATCCGCCTAATTATGGAGCTGCTCAAGCTCATTCCGCAGGAAGGCGGTGCCAAGTGAGCGACTACCTCCGCAATTTGATCCCCGGGACGAACCGCATCGAAGCCAATCAGGCCCGGGGGACCGGCCGTAAGTCGTCGTTTCTCGCGACCTGTTACAGCGATGGCGGGTTCGTGGGTTCATTCATGCCGCGAGGACGTGCCGACGTGCCCGGTTCTTCCGATGGTGGTTGGGCGCAGGATGCCGGAGACTACCTCCGCGACGAGTGGACGGCCGAGGCGGAAGGCCCGAAGTTTCTGAGCGATGTGTTGAGCAGCCTGCCGAATGCCGCTGACGGCGGTTGCCACATGAGCCATGTAGCAGCTTACGAGGCCTGGGCTGCTGCCGGAAAAGTCGGGGTCGAACCGTTCACCTGCGAGCAGGACTACGGGTCGTGTGTCGACGCGTCCTTATCCGAGCTGCTGACGGCTATGCTCGGATTGCGAATCGAGGCCGGCAAGCCCGAAAAGTGGGTCACGTCAGCAGCCTGGTACGCCTACGCTTTGCGAGGCTACTGCTCGGACGGCTGGAATGCTTGGGGTGCCGCAACGGCTCTACAAAAGCTCGGCGCCGGGTTCCGCGGGCGGTACGACTTCGACGGTCAAGACTCGATCGACATGACCGACGACGACCGCAACGAGCAGTTGTGTGCTCGGACGTGGTGCCGCAACGGTCCGCCGTCGTACCTACGGCAGCACACGACCGCGAACCACCCAGTGAACCAAGCGGCCATCGTGGAGTTTGACGGCGGCCTGCACGAACTGATGACGGCGTTCGCGAATCGCGGGGTGCTGCACTTCAGCGGCACGCGAGTCAGTGGCGGGCCGAAGCCATTCACACCGGGCTCAGTCGGTCCGCATCAGATGCCGGCCTACGGCTGCGACAGCAGTGAGGAAGGCCGCAAGTGGTTTCGTGATCGCTGCGGAGTCGCGATTGCCGACAACGATTGTGCAGTCCATTGCGGCAACACCTGGGGCACGCGGACCGGCCAATGGTCGGGTGAATGTTCCGATCAATACTGGCCTCCACACTGGGGACCAAAGACGCCCGGCTCGTGGATCTGCTTGGGCTCGTGGTTTATGCGAAATCTGTCGCAGGATATGGTTTACTTCCCCGACGTGATTCCTGGATTTCCGGGGACCCCAGTTCCGCCACCGACGCCAGTTCAGCCGAAGTTAGAAGGCACACTGTACGCGGAACAGGTCGGATCGATTATCGCGATTCGCGGCGAGCTGAAGCTCGAAGACAAGCACGCGTATATCGTGGTGCCGGACGGAACGGGGACGTTCAAGCCGATCCCGAAGCCGATCGTGTGAGTGTCGTTTTTTTCACAAAGGGGAGCACATGGCCAAATTCACAAGCAAGCAAGAGTCCGAAGCAATCAATCTGCTGAGGGACAACAAACTTCGCAAGGCGCGGCGACGGATTCGGGAGATGGCGTTGGAAGGGAAAACCTCCAGCCAAATTAAGAAAACGTTGCTATGGGAGTTTGCGGGTGAGGCGTGGCTCGAAAAACTGCTCGAATTGCTGCCGCTGATTTTGGAACTGTTTAAGAAGCTGTTAGGCTAACATGGCGAAGCGAAAACCACCGGGCGGCCGATCGAAGAAGCTGCGATTGCGAAAAAAGTGGTTGCGGTGGTTTTTCGATATGGCGAATTCGAGAGGCTCGTGCCGCTGTTGGTGGAAGGACAAGGAACTGAAACCACGAACCAAAAAAGGGGGTGATCGTGATCTATGCGAGAGTAATCCTAATCTTGCTATTGTGTTCCTTCGCCGATCTGTCGGCCGCGGAATGTGGCGCCGCTCGGCTGTCCGAAGCACGTGCGCGGCTGGCGGGCAGTGTGGCATTACGACCCCGCCCGTTGGCCAATCTACTCGCTCGCCTACCCGGTCGCCTGCCGGGTAGGTAGCTCCCGCCGCCGGCCGTCTAACGCACCACACCGGGCGGCCGGCGGTTTTTCACATGATGACCTTGATTCAAATCTGGAGACGGATTCGACTGCTGATAGGTGAGTGGCTTTGAAACACGACCGGACGCGGGCAGGCGGCTGGATCGGAACATTGAGGCCGCATGGAAGTGGCCACTTTTGTACGAGTTGGGCAGGACTGGAACAGTTGGTATATGTTATTCCGCGTAAGTGCGTTTCTGATTCCTGTTGTGATTTTGGCGTGCGTGTCAGCGATTGTCGCTGCCGCATTCGCCTGGGCAATGATTTGATTCTGGAGGTGAGATGGCCGGCGAATCCGATACGATTGTGGGGGCCGGCGTTATCGCCTCGATTTTGACGCTGACACTCGGCGCGCTGACAAAGTATCTGTTGGACCGGAGAAAGATGGGCGACGAGCACGAATCGTCCGTCGTTCAACGGCTTCACGAGCGAATCGAGGAACTGGAGGCCGCCAATCAAGAGTGCATGCGCCGCGACGCCGAACAATCGAAACGAATCGGCTATTTGGAAGCAAAATGCGAAGCAATGGAACAGCAATTAAACGACATGAGGGGGCAGAAATGAAACGAGCAGCACTTGCAATCGGTGGCGTGGTTCTGGCATGCGTGCTGTCCGCGGCGACGTGGGCGGCCGTCGACGTCGATCGCATTGTAGTCGTCTCCCAGGTAAGCACGGAGGTCAGCGTTCCGCAGGAACACGCCTGGATCGTCGTGCAAGGGTACTTCGAGACACACGGCGAAAACTCCTACGTGACTTTGGACGTGACGAACGCGGAATTTGCTGGCGATCCGTTCGCTCCGTGGTTTGGATGCCGCACGAACGACGGGGATCTGATGTGCGCCATCGAGCAAGACCCGCTGTACGAGATGGAGCAGATGGCTTCGTTTGACTTTCCGACCCCGCCCCACCAGGAGGCATGGTACTTCCGACTCACTCTGTGGGTGGATGGGGTGCCCGTGGACAGCGAGTACTTCTTCAGCGGCGTGGAGGCGTACCGACCATGAAGCCCGCAACGCACCTCGAGTTGTCACACGAAAGGTGCTGCCAGTCGTGCCGACACTGCTACACGATCTGGCCAACTGGCGATGCGTTTTGTTTGCACGGTGAAGACAATGTCACGTTGCATCCGGAAGACGCGATGGCGGCACCGCATTATCCAGACCTGCCGATCGTGTCGTTGTTAGTACCGTGTGAGCGGTCGAAGTACGGCCAATCTGTTGGATTGGAGCGAGACGATCTGTATTTGGAGTGGTGGGATAAGTGTGAGGTCGTACCACATTCCGAGGTGTGCGATAACTGGGAGAAGCGACCATGACATTGTTGCTTGCAATGTCCATCGGACTCGCCGAAATCCAGCACGGAGCCGGGCCGTACACCGTGTTCCCGCCGTGCGTGCGTGCGCAGTACGTTGCCTGGGCCATGTCGTTGGTCGGACTAGATAACCGCGTGCGGGACATCTACCGATGAGCATTTCCATCATCCGCGCTGGCACGCAACGGCTATTTTTGCCGGACATGGGAATCCGTGCGTATCCGGCGGGTGCGATCGGCGGCGCGGGAGTCACGAGCACGCGCAGCGTGAATTTTGACGGTTCTAATGACTACATCGACTGTGGAACGAGCGCGGCAGTAAACCCATCGTCAGCGATGTCAATCTCGCTGTGGGCTAAGGCTATATCGTTGTCTGATCCGTTCCTGACGAAGTGTTTGATAGCCCGATGGACACATCCCGATCCGGCAAAGCAAGCCTACGCCGTGTTGGTTGGCTCGTCAGGCGACATTGCTCTGTACTGGACATCGAGCGGCACCGGAGGCAGTAATGTTACCTCTGCTACAGGAGTATTCGGCGCGGGTGCGTGGCATCATGTCGTGGTCACATTCGATGCTGGCAATGTGGTGATTTACTACGACGGCAATAGCGTCAAAACTGGCAGTGGCGTAACCTCGATTTACCAGAGCGATAACCCGCTAAATATTGGAGTCAGAAGGCAAAACGGTGGTGATTATTTTCATTGGAATGGCCTAATTGACGACGTCCGCATATACAACACCCCCCTCGACTCCGCAGCCGTTTCCTCACTCTACGCCGGCGACGACGTGACTGCGGGACTGGTCGGATATTGGCCGCTCGAAGAAGGCACGGGCACGACCACAGCGGATACAATCGGGGGCAACACGGGCACACTGACATCATGTCCAACATGGTCAACGGACGTTCCGGCGTCACTGGCATGAACTACCACACCCTATCCGAGCAGACACCACGCGTGGGACAGTATTGCCTTGTTCCTGACGCGCGTAACTCCTGGGGCTGCGCGGTGGCCATGTGGGGACGCGATTCAGTTGCACAACAAGGGCGTTGGGTGCAACAATGGCCTTATGACGGTGTTCCCCTGTCGGCAGACCGGTGGATCGGATTAGATGAAATCTCAGCGGGCAACCAATCGGGGCAATAGGATCTGACACATGACGAACGAAGACTTACTCACCGCCATTCACGGTGCCGCGCACGCAAATGGGCTGGAGACAGCCCAACAGGTGCAGGCCGTGCTTACGGGCTCTTTCGCCACTTCGATTGCGATTGGCAAAGCCGGGCTGACGACCGATCAACTGTCCGAGCTGCTCACGAAAGGACAGGTGCCCGCAAAAGTCTCGGCGCTCGAGCGTGAAGCGTCGAAAATCCAACAGGAAGCCAACGCGGCAGCGGCATCTTTTCGCGATCAGATTCAGGCGATTAACGAGCAAATCGCGGCCCTGAAAAGCGGCGTGTAGTCTGCCCTGAAACTGAAAGGAGGGCAGCTAGATGACGGCAACACAACTGATTTGCGTACCAGGGCAATCGTTCTATTTTGAAGTTGATCTAACCGACCAGGCGGACACAAAGCTGTACAAGGCCAACCCCACATTGGCGAGCGGCGATGTGGTCGTGTTTCGGGACGGCGTGCTGCTTGGAAATATCACCACGCTACCAAGCGTCATCGACGCCAGTTATTCGACGCTGGCTTGCGTGCTGTCGGCTGCCGAAACTACGGGAGCGCAACGGCTGGTCGTGCTGTTCCATGACGTGGCTGGCTCGCAGTGGTGTGATTTGTCGGTCCATATTCGATGCTCATCACAAAACCCTGATGACCTGGCGACACCCGCGCAAGTGAACGCTCAAGTGGTGGACGCACTGGCCACCGATACGTATGCTGAGCCCGGACAGGGGACGCCATCGGCAACAACGAGCCTCGCCGCAAAAATCGGTTACTTGTTCAAAGCGTGGCGAAATAAGAGCACGCAGAACACGAGTCAATACAGCCTGTACAATGATGACGCGGCGACGGTCGACCACAAAGCCACTGTGAGCGATTTGGGAGGAACAACCACGATCGGGGAGGTCACCAGTGGCCCTTGATACGGCGCAAAAACGCGGTTCGGCCATGTGCCTCAAAAGCCCGTGGCGACGGTGGCTATCGGAGCCGCACGGCACGGACCTGGACTACGGCGATCGGTTGTCGGTGCTGCACATGTGCTCGGCCATCGGTGACACGACAGGAGAGCCGACGGACGCGGGGCTAGAGTTTACGGTTCACGACAGCCGCCAGCACTTTACGGTTCAAGATTCGCGGCATCACTTCACCATCGCGGAGCATACCTAATGCCGATCGAATTACGGGACGTGCGACGTATCAGCGCGGGAGCAACGCGAACCGTTAAGGTGGACTGCTCGCTATGGCTGGACGGTGACGCGTTACTGACTGGCACGCCGTCCGTCGATGAAGTAACAACCACGGCGTTGACCATCAGCAACAAGAGCATTAACACGTCAGTGGTCACGATTAACAAGCAGCGGGTCGCCATTGGCAAGGCGGTGCTGTTCGTGGTGACGATGCCGGCCAACGGAGCTGGCACGACCTATCGCGTGCGGGTCACGCCAACGAGCGATGACAGCCCGGCGAATAGTGAACCCATCGACCTATTTTTGCGGTGCGTGTGACGACATGACGAAGGGAACGACCACACGAACTACACAGATTAAAAAAAGGGAGTTTATCGAGATTTTACGTACCAGTCCGTCCATTACTGGTGCGGCTTACGCAGTTGGAGTCGGACGTAAGACGGTTTACGAATGGCGCGAGAAAGACCCAGAGTTTGCGGAGGCGTGGCAAGAAGCCTGCGAGCATCGCACGGACGAACTAGAAAAGAACCTCCTGCGAATCGCGATGGAAGGCGACGTAACCGCGAGTATCTTCCTGTTGAAAGGCTACAAGCCGGAAGTATTCCGCGAACGTCAAGACGTGAACATGCGGTCGGAAATGACGGGCCGCATTACGGTGGTCAAACTGCCGGAAAAGGAACCATGACGCGAGCCGTCGAAGAGGATGTGGTCGAGCCACAAGCCGGCCCACAACGCAAGTTCGCGGCCAGCAAAGCGGATATAGCAATTTACGGCGGAGCGGCTGGCGGTGGTAAGACATTCGCCTTGCTCCTGGAACCGCTGTACCACGTCGCGGTTAGTGGTTTTCAGGCGGTAATATTCCGGCGAACAAGCGAACAAGTACGCACAGCCGGCGGACTGTGGGACGAATCCAGCCAGATATATCCACTGGTGGGCGGCAAGGGCCGGCAGCATACGCTGGATTGGTCTTGGCCGAGCGGTGCCACGGTACGGTTTGAGCAACTGCAACACGAGCAAACAAAGATCGAATACCAAGGGGCACAGATTTGCCTGCTGTGCTTCGACGAACTGACGCACTTCACGGAGACGCAGTTTTTCTACATGCTGTCGCGAAATCGCTCGGTGTGCGGAGTGAAGCCATACGTCCGTGCGACGACGAACCCGGACGCGCGGAGTTGGGTGGCAAAGCTGATTGAGTGGTGGATTGATACCGATAGCGGCATGCCGATCCAAGAGCGGTCCGGCGTGCTGCGGTGGTTCGTGCGGCACGAGGAGCGAATCGAGTGGGCGCACAGTCGCGAGGAATTGGAGGCCAAGTTTCCGGACGTACAACCGAAGTCGCTGACGTTCGTGCCGGCTACGCTCAAGGACAATCAGAAGCTACTTGCGAGAGATCCAGCCTACGAAGCCAACTTGAAGGCACTGCCACGGGTGGAGCGGGAAAGGCTCCTCGGGGGGAACTGGAAGGCGTCTGAAGACGCGGTGATCCTGGAGACGGACCTAGTTCGCTACGGACGAAGCGGGGACCATTACACGGGGAGCATAGCTGGCAAGCCATTCCTGATTCATCCGGCGCAATGTCGGCGGTTTGCGGTCATCGACACCGCGGGAACATCGCGGGAGAAAGCGGAGGAACAAAAGGGCAAGCCGGCGAGCTGGTCCGTGTGCTCCATATGGGACTACCATCACGCCGAGAATCTGTTGTTTTTGGTTCACGTCTGGCGGGATCGGGCCGGCTGGCAGGAGTTGAAACGCGGCATTCAGGATACGCTGCTGGACTACCGCACGAACAAAGCCTACATCGAGAACGCACACCACGGACCGGCCTTGCGGGAGGAATTGACGGGCGTACAAGTGGAAATGATTGGTCCAGTGATCGAGGGGATGACGGAAGGGCATCGAGGCGCGAAACTGGAACGGGCCATTGCGTGCGGGCTGCTATCGCGGATCGAGGAACATCGGCTCCTGATGCCAGCGGACGATCGGAGATGGATCGGAACCTACCGGGCGGAACTAACGGCCTGGGGTGGATTGCCGGAGGAAACGGCCGATCAGATCGACGTGTCAAGTTATGCGTGTCACATTACCCGGAGATTGGTATCATCTTGGGGAGGCTTCGTCAAACCCGGAGTCAAGCGACGATGAGTAAGAGCAACGGACGAGCGACAATCGAAGTGACGGATCCACTATTGACCCCGCAAGAGGTCGCGGACTTGTGCCGCAAGCACGTGGACACAATCCGCAGATGGGCAAACGATGGGCTGCTTAAAGCCGTGAGAATGCCAACCGGCTTGTACATGTTCCGAAAGTCGGAGGTCGTCAAATTGCTGGGGGCCTCGGCGTTTAACATCACAGTGGAATAAGGGTGGACTCATGGCAATTGAATGGCTCGGACGGGCGAAAGCCGTCGCACAAGTGACAACGCATACGGTGGGCGGGACTCCGGCAGCCGCGCAAGTGTATTCGCTGGTCACCAACGGCAAGACGATCAGCTACACGGCCGGCGTCTCGGACACGAACACGACGATTGCCACGGCGTTGGCGGTGTTGCTGAACGCGTCGACGATCCCGGAGTTTTCGGCGGTCACATGGACGGATGCAACGGGCGTTATCACGGGCACACACGATACGGCCGGCACGCCGCGGACGTTCACCAGCTCGGCCACGGGGACCGGTACATTTGTCACGGCCACCAGCACGGCGGCCACGGGCCCGAACCACTGGGACAACACGGCCAATTGGAGCGGCGGCGCGGTCCCCATCAGCACTGATGACGTGGTGATCGGCGTGCCGGTTGATATTCTCTACGGACTCGATCAGAACGCAGTGACGCTGACATCGCTCACTATCCTGGCGAGCTTCACAGCAAAGATCGGACTGCCACGGGTGAACGCGTTGGGCTACACCGAAGACCTTGACACCTACCTGAAGATTTCGGCGACGACGGTTAAAATCGGCGTGGGTGACGGCAACGGCTCGGGTCGGATCAAGATCAATTTCGGCTCGAACGCCACCACGGTGGAGGTCAGAAAGACTGGCACGGCCCTAGAAACGGGAGTGCCGTCTGTTGTGCTGCTCGGTACGCACGCCAACAATGCGATCGACTGCCAATCGGGATCGACGAGTACGAGCATCTTCGCATTGGACGCCTCAACCTGGCTTACGGCGCGAGTGGCCACGAATGCTACGTTCGTCTTCGGGGAGGGGGTGACGCTTGGCACGCTGACCGGCGAGGGCACGGTGCGAGGTTCGTCGGCGGTTACCACGATGACGCAGAACGGCGGCTCCTGGACGCTGTCGGGGGCCTCGGCGGTGACGACATTGACGCAACGCGAGGGTGCGACGCTGTACTACAACTCCTCGGGCACGATCACGACGGCGAATATCTGGGGGACGGTGGATTGCTCGGGAGATGCCTCGGCCCGCACGTTCACCACGACGACGCTGGGCCTGAACGGAGTGATTTACGACCCGTTCCAGACGATCACGCACACGAACAAGATCGCCATTGCGGCCGGCGTGCGACGTGTCACGGCCAGTTAGGATCGGGAGGTCAATTTGACCTCCCGATATTCGCAACGCGTTACTAGACAACAACTTTCAGTTTTCCCGCAGTGGGAAAACCATCACGCTACAAGGGGACCGACATGGCCGCAAACGACTTGACAATCACGACGACGGCGGTAATTCCGGCAGCCGGATTCGAGGCGGCCTACTCGCACTTAGCGGGTGCGGCGATCACGATTGGGGAGGTGGTGTACCTGGACGCTTCCAGCCAATGGCAGAAAGCCGACACGAATGTCAGCGACATCGTCGCGGGGTCTAGCGACTTCGGGATTGCTCTCAATAGCACAGCGGCGGCGGGCCAACCGCTGGCGGTGATGAAAACTGGCAACCTGGCTATGGGTGCGATTCTGACGAAGGGGACCGTCTATTGTGTGTCGGTGAATGTCGGCAAGATCTGCCCACAATCGGACCTGACGACAGGCGACCGTATTACGCAACTCGGTCGCGCAACGAGTGCTTCGGTATTGCAGTTGGAACGCAAATTTACGGGGATCACGTTATGACGCAACGCTGCAACAACTGTCGCCACTGGCTGCCGGAGCCGGCTTCGGGCCAGTCGGGTGAATGCCGCGCGAATCCGCCAGCCTGCTTGGCCATTGGCGGGCAATTAGTGACCCGCTGGCCACGGACGGATTCGCTGGATTTCTGCGGCTGCCACCAGCCGGAACGGGCCGTATTAGTCGATATTTCGCGTAATACGGCATAACGGCGGCACATTCGTCGCGGCATGTTTTGACAGTCCGTTTTGTTTCTGCTTTGCTCATGGAATGAAGTTCCGCAAAGCAGTTCTGAAGACCGGCACCTACCATAGTCCAGACGGACGGGTAGACGTCACGCCGGAACGGCTCACGCACTGGGCGAAGCAATTCGCACGGATGCGAGACGCGAAGCAAGTCATCCCTATCGATTGGGACCACGCTTCGTCCGAAGCGGAGCTACAACCGCTCACAATGGACCAGTACGCCAAGCGAAGGTCCGCCAAAAATACCGTTGGCCATCTGTACGACTTCCAAGTCGCATCCGACGGACAGCGAGCGGAATTGACGCTCGAAGTTCTGGACGATCGGGCCAAGGCCAAGGCCAAGGACAATCTTGTCTACGTCTCCCCGGTCATCTTCCCGGCGTGGAAAGACGGAGCCGGCAACCGATACGAAGACGTGATTACGCACGTCGACTTCGTCAATCACCCCGTGGATCACTCGCAGGGTGCGTTCGAGCCGATTGCGGACGGCGTGATTAACTGCGCGATTCGCATGGGACTAGCCAAACCGATGAGGATGGGCGACATGGACAAAGAGCCGGAAGAAGACGAGGACAAGGCCGCCCCGGAAGAATCTGACGACGACGCCGACATTGTGGAGGAAGAAGCGGAGCCGGCGGCTGGCGTGCAAGATGACGACGGACGGCTACGAGACGTTGTGTCGGCCCTGGCTGGCATGAACATCATCCTCAGCCCGGACACGAATACCGGCAACTTGCTAGCGCACTTGCACAACGCCCTATTAACGGCGGCGGCGCATCGCGGGGAAGGACCGACCGGCGATAACCCGGCTGGACCCGGTGCCGCGCCGATGGAAGTGGCGGACCAAGGTGCCGTAGCGCTCAGTCTCGCGCAGCAAAAACAACTCGACTGGGCAAACAACCAGTACCGGCAGCACGTCGCGGGACGGATGCGGGCTTTGCTCGACACCGGACGCTGCACCCCTGCCGAGCACAACCAGCGACGGCCGGCTACGGAAGCCGTCAAGCTATCCCTCGCCGACGACGGCAAGCCCGTGCCGTCGGCCATTGAGCAGTGGATTGAATCGCGGGAAGCCTGCCCGGAAGGCACGTTTTGGGAGCCGGGCAGCCGGCTAAAGAAACTGTCCGCGGCCGTAGCGCACCCGAAGATCAATACGGGCGAGCTGGCGCCGGAAGAAGTCGAACAAGTGGCATCGTGGGCAATGGGCCGACGCACCAAGTAAACGAACCGATCATCACAACGATAGGTGACATATGAGCGGTGGCATGGGTGGATGGGGAGTGCCGGGGATCGGTTCCGAACGAACGGTCACCGAAAGCGAATTGCTGTGGGGTTCCGACCAAGCCCGCAACGCGGCGCTGTGGCAATCGGCCATCGTCAGTGGCGCGGCCCGCGATGCTGGCAACACGCCGACGACTGTGCTGCGGCCCGGTTTGCTGATGGGCAAGGTTACGTCGACCGGCGAATACGAAGAGTGGGACGCCGATACGAACGACGGGACCGAAGTGCTGGGCGGCGTGCTCGACACCGAGCTGCGAGCGCAGGACTTCGACGCCACCAACGCGGACCGTATGTTCCGCCTACTGATGGCACGGGCACCGCTCAAGAGCCGGAAACTGCTGATTCAGGGATCAGCGTTCATCGGTCACGCGGATGAATATCTGGCCCGACGGGCGTTATACGAGGCGGGTTTCGTGCTCGATGACGACCCATTCGGAGTCAAGGCCGGGCGTGGCGATCGCGTGTCACAAGTAACCGGAACGACCGATACGCTGACTCCGGCCGAAAACGGCACGACGTTGTTTTACAACAACGCAGCTTCGGTGACGGTCACGCTGCCGGCGATTCAACCGGGCCTGGAGTACACGTTAATCCGCAACGGAGACGAAGAGTTCATTGTCACCAGCAGTGAAGGCGACAACATCATCGGCGTCAATGATCTGTCGGTGGACTCCATCACATTTACGACGGCGACCGAACACATTGGTGCAGCCGTCAGGGTCCGCAGCCTGTACATGGGCACGACCCTCAAATGGTTCCTGGAGATCCTGTACACCGCACACGATGCGGGTGGAACGGTTCCGGCGACGTATTCGGTGGCGACATAACCAACGACTCGGGAACGAGACAACTTTAAACGCTTGGGGAATCCACAATGGCTGCTTATTTAGATATCCTTCGGCCGCAGGTGCTGACCAAGGTGGTCAAGCAAGTTGTCGCGTCCGCCGACCCGATCCTGAATTTCATGGGCTTCCAGCCGGGCGGCTCCAACGAAGTGAACATGGGCCACGGCCGCGAGGGCGTCTACCACATTTACGACGACTCGCGGAAGGTAGCGAAGGGCCGAGCTCCTGGCACGCCGGCGGCGCGGTCCAGCAAACAGCCGATGAAGGCGGTTCCGTTCGTGTATCCCCGTATGCACGATTCGGTGAGCCTGCTGGCCGAGTTCTTCCACAACCTTGGGCGGATTGACGACCCGGTGACGCGGGACGAAGCCGGCCGCGGGATGATTATGCGGCAGACGCAAAGCCTGATGCTCAAGGCGGCCAACTGGCGTATCGCGCAAACCGTCGGTATGTTGCGGGATTCGCTATACGGCCACCAGGAGGGGGACGACTGGTTTTGGAACTACACGTCCACCAGTGCGTTGTACCAAATCAACTTCCGCTGTCCGGCTGGCAACAAAAGCCAACTGAACATGACGGATCGGGCTGGCGCGTCGGTCCATGGCGCGAACATCATCGACGTGTCATGGGCGAGCAGCGGTGCCAATATCCCATTGCACTTCGCCAAGATCAACCAAGCCCGTTCCGCGCAAGGCGTGGGGCCAGTCAAGCACGTGTTGCTTAACTCCATCGTCTGGCAGGACATCATCAAAAATGACTACCTTGCCGCGCAGGCGGGTATCTCCAATCCGCCTTTCACCATGTACATGCGGGAAGCCGGGACACGTCCCGACGGATCGCCGCTGCACGAGTACACGGGTGCCTTCAATGCCCTGCCCGGTGTGACGTTCCATATCACGGACGAAGGCTTGGAGTTGTGGGACGCGGCGAACGACACCTACACGTTCACCAAGCATTTCCCAGACACGATGGCGGTGTTCATGGGCGAGCCAACCGCTACCGACAAATACAGTCTGTACCAGGGCTCGGAGCCGATCGCGGAATACGACGGCGGACCGGAGACGGTACGGGTGGGACTGTCGAGCTGGAGCAAAAAGGCTTCCAACCCGACCGCCACGGAAATTTACGTGCTGGACAATGCCCTGGCGGTCCCGCACGACCCCTACGATTACGCGCCGGCGACGGTGATTTTCTAAGCCACTGACCAACTAAGCGAGACATACACATGGTCGCTCCTTGGACACGACGCACGCCGCTGATTTGCGAGCGTGCCACCGATACGCTGCCGGCTTCCACCGATGAGGCGCTGTTTCGCATCACGGGCGGCAAGATCAAGGTGCATGGCATCTACGGCGAAGTTACGACCGTCATCCAGACGCAGGCATGTGCCACGAAGCTGAAGTTCAACCCATCGGGCACTGGCTCGGACGTCGACCTGTGCGCGACGCTCGACATTACCGCCGACGCCGTAGGGACGATTTACAGCATCACGGGAGTAGTCGCCACGGCGATGAAATCCACCACGCTGTGGGTAGTGCTACCGGCCGACGACATCGGAGCCAGTGGCCTGACGCTCTCGCCGGGAGATATTGAATTGGACTGTGCGGCCACGAATACCGGTTCGGTCAAGTGGACGCTGGTGTACTCGATCATTGATTCCGCGGCCGAAGTCAACGCGGTTTAGTCTCACGTCCTGTCCGTCGCTTACGCCGTCCGGTCCACTGGCCGGCGGCGTTTTTTGTTGGGTGACACATGACCGTTTATTGCACGCAAGCGGACATCGAAAAACTGTTTAGCCAACGAGGGCTCGAAGACTATTCCGATCACGAAGAAACGGCCGGAGCCGTGGCCACGGATTGCATCGAACATGCGTCCGGGGAAATTGAGCTGTACACACGCGGGCGGTATTCAGAAGCGGGCCTATCGTCATCCACGCTTATCAAGCACTGGACGACTGTGTTGGCTACGGTGTTTCTCTGCGAGCGGCGTGGCAATCCGGTGCCGGAATCGCTGGCGAAGGAAGCCGAGCGGATTTACGGGCTACTCCAGAACATCCTCGATGGGACGATGAATTTGCCGGGCGTGGCGTTTGGCAACGACCTACGGCCGGCGTTCAGCAATTTGACCATTGACCGGCGTTACCGTCGGGCCCAGCAGCGCGTCGTGACGGAGACGAGCAGCAACCAGACGCCGGAAATCGAGCGGCACGAGGCCAAGCAAGTCGTATGGGATAATCAATAATGGCTAAGGTCTACTTTCGCGGCTCGAGGCTCCAGGCCAAGCAATTAGCCAATCGCGTCGCGTTGGCGTTGGTGGGCCGGGCGCCGGATGACTTCCGCATTGCCCGCGGCGTGTTTCTGTCCATCGGCTTCGCGGCGTTGAGCACGATCAAGCAAGATTTTATCGTGAAGTCTCGCGGCGGCACGGGCGAGGACGGCGTGAAGTGGCCACCACTAAGCAAAGAATACCTAGCTTACGGGCGTGGTCCTGGCGAGAAACGCGGATCGGGCCGGAGATTCGGCAAGGGTGAAAAAGCGGCATTGAAGAAAGCGGCGGGCATTGGTGGCGCGGCCTATCGGCACGGCATCGGCGGCAATCGCGGCTTGTTGACGGCGGAACAGAAAAAGCAATGGCAGCAGATTTTCTACCATCGCTTACAGCGGTATTTGCTGTCAGAGCCGGCGGACAGTGCCAAAGGTCACGCGGCAGCCGTGGCGTGGATCGCGATGAAGGAACGCGGCGCCAAGACGATGCTCGAAGTATTCGGAAACCGCAAGGTGGACATCTTGCGAGATACGGGAGTGCTGTTTAACTCGCTGTCGCCGGGCGTGCTGAGCAGTCCGGGGCCGAACGCGACCTATGCACCCGTAGCGAATCAAGTCTTTGACATCCAAAGTAACGGCGTGATTGTCGGGACTTCAGTGCCGTACGCGATCTTTCACCAGGAAGGAAAGAACAAGCCACGGCCGTTTCTGCCGAAGGATAAAGTGCCGGAGAAGTGGGAGGAGCGTTGGCTAGACGCGGGGCTGGAGGCATTGACGGTGGGCGTGCGGCAACTGTTCGGAGCGTAGCATGTTGGCAGCCGAGAAAAGCCTATTGATTGCGGTGCGGGATCGACTGCGTGAGCAATGCGGCTATTCTGATCGGCAATGCGAGGTCGAGTACGATGAAATAGTGCCGGCGGTCGGCGGTGATATGTACATCGTGGTAGCTGGTGGCGGCTGGCGTCCTGGCCCCCGTCACAATACGAGTGGGCAAGTCAACGACCTAATTTACGCCGTCGACGTGTGCGTGGTGAAACGAATTACGAGCGTACCACGGGACCGACGGACGGCGGTTTACCTGAGAAATCTGTCGGCATTGACGGAAGAAGTTGATAAGATTTACCTGGCATTGGACTGGGATTACACGACGATCATGGAACGCGCCAATCGCATCATCCTGGAAGAAACCGGCAGCGTGGAAGGGTTTATCAACCCGCTGCGATTCATGGGGATCAGTCGGAGGCCGGAGATTGTGGGCGGTGACATGTTCGGCAGCACACAAGAGCCGAACGCGGGACTGATGCGGGTTATCAATTTCGGCGGTGCCCGACGCGTGAGCAGCAAAACCATCCTGAGCGTGATTGACTAATGGCCGGACAATCCATTCCGTTTGATCGCACGACGAAGCAACCCGTCCGGGCCTATTGCCTGAACCCGGAATGTCGGGAGAGCAGCGACGATCAGCGGTATGAATTCGACGCGCCCCATGACAAGTTTTGCTGTCCGAAGTGCGGCGCGGACGGGCCGCTGATGGTGGGACTGCTGACGCTGATTCACTTGCTCGTATCGGACCGGAAAGGGCCGGTTGTCGGCAGCGAGGGACGTCGGTATCGGCTGGCATGTTCCGCGACACGGGCCCACTTAGCAACCACCACGAACAACGAAGCGGCCACGGGCTACGTGCCGGCGGTGAACTGTCCGGCCTGCCTGCGGGCGGCCCACGACGCGAAACTGGCGAATCAAGGAATTGCGATCCACCCGCGATAAGGGGAAACCAACATGGCGTTCATTTCTGGCGGATATACCTGCACGTGGAATAGCTTGGCGTGCGGCCAGTCGGCGGACGGCTACCGTTTGACGCATCAGATTTTCAAGCGCATCATCACTGGCGACAGCTACGCGGAGGCACCACAAGACGCGGTGTATCGTGGTGCGGAAGTGTCGGTGCAATGGACGATGATTGACTACACGTCGGCGGCGATCCAAACCATCAAGTGGCCCTACAACGGCACCAAGTGGCAGCTAGGGACCGTCGGCACGCTGGACGTGGGTAGCAGCCTGGCCAAGTCGCTGATTCTCACGGCGGTAGCAGGGACACCAGCAGCAGCCACACCCGCCACAGCCACGTTTGCGTTGTCCATCATCCACGAGTCATTCCCGGTCGAGGTATTATTCGCTCCTGACTTGCGGGAAATCCCGATGAGAATGCGAGTCTACCCCAACAATGGACTGCTAGGCGTCGAAACCTAACATGGGGGCGCCGTGGCAAAATCAACGCTTGAAATCGTCCTGCAAGACGAAGGGCAGATAGCGCCGGTTCAAGGTCCGACGACGGCCACCGCCACGGCTGCGCAGTCGGCTCCCGTCGTGACGGCCTCGCCTACGTCTACCGCTGCACCCGCTGGCCAGACGGCCACCACGCCACCGACACCCGCACAAGAGACGCGACAACCGGCTGAACGCAGCGACTCCACCAATATCGACTTGGTGGCGAAGATCGCACAAGCCACCGTGCGGGCCGTGGGACTACAGCAGGTAGTCGGCTCAATTGGCCAGTGGTCTGGTATCTTCCAGGATTTGGTCACGGCGTTAAACCGCTCGACAGCCACCACAGCGACGCCACGGCCACCGCAACCGCAAGTCACTTCGGCGCCGGCGGCTACTCCCTCGCCAGTGGTCACGACTGCGGCGCCCGCTACAGCCACCACGGCGGCACCAGCGGCAGCGGCCCAACCATTATCGGGCGTGGCGGCCTGGACGTCGACTTCGCGTCCCGCGCCAGCGGCAGCAGCCACAACGACGACGGCGGCGGCCGGAACTGCGGCGGCCACGACGGCGGCAACTACTTCCGCCACGTCAGCTGCGGCACCAGCCGGCGGAGGAGCCGCGGCAGCGGCACCCCTGGCGGGAGCACTGGGACCGATCGCCGTAGGTGCCCTGGCAGTCACGGCGGCCTTTGCGGCGACGGTGGTTGTCACCAAGGCTCTGTATTCGGCACTATCGGCGGCTGTGGACGGCGTGGCAGCCTATTCGGAAGCCACCGCGGCGGCTACGGCCGAAAGCGAGATCCGACGCGAACGGGCGGCGATGGCGCGGGCGGAACGGATCGGGCCGGAGATGGCGGACTTTGAGCGGACTCGCGGACGATTCCAAGAGCGGTTTGCCAATATCGGGACGGAAGTGCTGAGAATCTTGCTGCAACTGTGGGACATCTTCGAGCCATTCGCCGATAAGTCGATTAGCGCTCTTGAGGCCGGCGTGGCGTTGGCGGCAGTGCTTCAAAAGGAGGGCGAAGTTATCGCTGACATTTTGCGACTGGACGGCGCGGAGGCCCACAAAGACGCCGTAGAGGCTGGCAAGCTAATGGAAAAGGCACTCAAGGAACTAGGCGAAGTATTCGCCGGAGAAACAGAAGACCCGTTAGAGAACAAATTCCTCGAGGATCTGATGGGCCTCGGCACGGAAATGGCCTTGCGTGGTCCGGGCGGACTCGGCGGCGGTGCTCCCCGACGGGCGCGGCGAGGAGGGCCGTAGCATGACCATTCTCGCGGCACTGGGGGAACTGACCTACAACGGCTATTCGTTCGACGGGACGGCCAAGCTAACCGTCAATGTGGAATATGTGCATGACGACGCCGGTCGTACGATTGTTTACCATCGGCACACAATTCACGTGGCGTGCGTGATTCAGAACGACCTGGGCACCGATGACGACCTAGTGAATCTCCGCCGACGACTAGGCGAGCAGGGCCGCAAGCTGATGTTTCAGAATCGCGGATTCGGTGACGATCTGGTGGTGAATGATCCGTCGGGCCTCGGGCTGAGGGATGTGAAATGGGGGCCGATACCGCAAGTGCTCAAGTGGGAGCCGATTGCCCACATTCGCGCCCATGACGTCGAATGGGAGGTCGTGACGTGCGTTCCGGTCTGCGACAACCAGACGAGCCGCACGAGCGGGATTCTGGCCTTGAATTACGGCGTGAGCTGGGATATCGACGAACGGGGCTACACGACGCGGACGATCAGCGGTTACGTCGAAATCGCCATGACGCGGTTAGGCCGATCACTGCCGGACATCGCGGACGCCAACACGTATTTGGACGCGTACAATACGGCGCCCTTACTGGGTTTTCATCGCACGCAGTCGAGGCAGATTAGCCTGGACAAGAGCCGGCTGGACTTCACGGTAGTCGATCGGCAGATTGATTCCCCGAACGCCTACCCGCCGGGCGTGGTGAATATCAGTTGTCGTCATCGCACGGGCTGGCGGCTGGGATCGGGCCTGCCTCGCAATCGCATCACGTGCGAAATTGAAATGGCAGCGGACTGGCCACAGGAACACGCATTGCTGATTTTCAATGCCATCTACAACCAGCGTTTGGCGGTAGCGTTGGCGGCGACTGGCACCGCCACCAGCACGAAAGGCGGTTCGACGGAAATCAAGGGCAACGTCATCATTGATGAATTCGACATCGAAGAGGACGTGTTTTCTCACCGCTCTTCGTTTTCGCTGGGGTATCGAGTTCCGGACACCCTCAAGGAGTTCGTGTTCAAGTCGGGCATTTGGGTTGACCTGCCGACGAACTGGGCCGCGTGGGACGCGACGATGGCCAAAGCGCATCGACAACGCGGCTACGCGGAGCTGGGGTTGATTCCGGCCGACGATTCGATTGTGGATCTGTGCCAGGTTGGCGTAGCGCCGTATCAACAGCGGCAAACGTTCCCACAAAAGCAAAGCAAAAGCCCATTGCAAGCCCTGAAAAACAAGCAGCCGGACCCGAAGCAGTCCTGGCTGTTTTACGGCGTGGGAACGTCGGTCGTGCGGGAACGGCCCGTGGTGCGGCAACGGATTCTCCAGACGCCGGACAACGACCAGACACCCTACAGCCCGAACGACGCCAACGGACTGCAATACCCGCAGAAGACCGGCACGGACGATATCATTCAACAGGGCGGTCAGGGATCGTACTACGTGATCCTGCGTGGCAAGGCGACGCGGGCCGGCTGGGAGATCCCGCGACCGCGGTACGACACGTTCGGCACGGCGAATTCTCCCGCCACGGAGATTGACGGCGAGTTTCACACCGCCATCGTGGATAATGCGTTTGGGCTGCCGATATACCAAGCGATTTGGGTATTGGTGTATGCTATCCCCTACAGCCCCTCGCAGATGTTACCGCGACCCAACCCGATGGAGTACCTGAACGATGACGGCACAGCCACCCCTTAGCGTGTTCTCGGATGGGACGATTGACTTCGTAGTGCGGCATCGCGACGGGACCGAGACGCGGCATAAGCTCGATTTGCTGGTGGTGAAACTGTGCTGCGAGGGATGCGAGCAACAGCACAAATTGCAAATAGCGGACGGCCGAATTCATCCGACGCCAGAATTTTTGGTGGACCTGGCGGAACGGCTGGGAAGGTTTGGCCTGAAGGACTGCACGCCGACCATTGCCTGGCAAGTCTGGCTGGCGACGATCGACGCCATGACGGAGCTAAAAAAAAGTATGAGCGAGACGCCGAAATCGCCTTCTGGTATGGAATCGACCCCCGAAATCTCACTGGAGCCGAGCGAGCCGGCTACCTTTGCAATCTTAGCCGGGTGAAGTCGCAGGACATCATCCACCGGGGAGACTATGATCCCGCCGACTGGAAAAGCGTGTATCAATTGTGGCTAGCGGCGTACAGTGACGAACAATTAGCGGCACGGGCGCGGGCTCGGGCGCTCGAAGCACACGTGGAAAGACAATGCGGGGTGAAAAGATGACTTGGCCGCTGAACATGACGCAACGCACGAACGGCCAAGCCAAGCCGGCGCGGGACGTGAAAGACCTGTTGGGACCGGCGAAGACGCGGCGGTATATGTCGCTGTCCGCTCAGTACCAACAGCGGCCACGTGAATTGCCTCCGCTCAATTTCGAGATGATCCGGGCGATGCTCTTAGACCCGGCCGTCCGTCTCGGACTGGCGATGCGTACGGCTCCCATGCAGGGGATTGAATTCGCCTATCCTGGCAAGGCGGGAGCCGACGGGAAGCCGCAATGGATACCGGGCGTCGCTGCCAAGCGGCCAGAAGTCGGCGAGTTCGTGACGCGGCAATTCAAGCGGATTTGGCTGCACGGCCTCGATGACGTGCTGACGGCTCAAGTCTGGGGCTGGTCTGCCGGCGAGGTCATGTATCGCACGACATCCCGCGGCACGGTGGAGATTGATTGCCTGTTGGGACGGCACGCGGTCGATACGCGGGCGCTGTTGGTCGATGGCGAGAAGTGCGGCGTGAGGGTGCAACGCGTACCGGGCTGCGGCGACGTTGACTTGCTGTTCCCAAAAAGCTGGTTCCATTGCCATCGTGCGGAAGCCGGCGCCCATTACGGGACGACAATCCTGATGGGAGCGTACTCGCCGTGGGCGGACAAGGCGTTCCAGGGTGGAGCCACGGACGTGCGGCGGCTGTTCATGCACGCCGACGCGTACGGCGGCAAGGATATGACCTACCCGGATGGGGTGACGATTATCAACGGGGAGGAAGTCGCCAACCGTGACTTGGCGTTACAAGTGGTGGAGCAACTGCAAGCCGGCGGCGTGACGGTCAGGCCGACGCAAGTACGGGAAGGCGTTGAGCAGTGGCAACTGACGCGAGCGGCCATTCCCGGCAACCCCGCGCACATTCTCCAGTACCCGAAAGATTTGGACACGGAAATCTTTCACGGGCTGGAAATTCCTGACGACGTGATTGAAAGCGACTCGGGCGCGTGGGCCGGCAAGCGAATCCCGATGGCGGCGTTTTTCTCGGCGTTGGATACATGGGCCACGGGATTGATTGGCGACCTGGACAAGCAAATTGTGCAACCGCTGGTGAAGCTGAATTTCGGGCGGGCGGAAGAATACGCAGTGATGCACAAGCCTCTTGCTCAACAGGCGATGGAGCAGCAAAGCCAAGCGGGTGAAGGCCAGCAGGGTCAACCGGGCCAACCGGGATCGCAGGCGGGCATGGGTCAACCGCAACCGCGATTACCGGGGCCTGGCCAACCGCCACCAGCCGCCCGGCCGATCGGGATGAGCCTCGACCCGGAGCTGGCTGTAGGCGAGGGCGTGCTGTCGGCGGCCGAGCTGGTGCAAGCGGCGCTGAAGGTAATGCGAATGGGCGCCGTTCATGCGCCTGCGGGTGGCGTGACCATCAACGGCAAGGATTACAAGGGCGGCGAGTTCATCCCATCGGATGAAGTGGAGAAGGCGACGCCGGAGGAGCGGGCGAAACTGGGAAAGCCGAAACAGAAGGGCCTGTCGTTCGGTGACGACGATGAAGACTTTGCCTTGCGGAACGAGCCGAAGCGAGTCAAGCAAGAGCAATTCGAGACGACGGGCGTCGGGCGACAAAAGAAGCTGTTTTCGGGACTGGATGCACTGCCGGGACAGCAAGACCTGTTCGACGATCTGGATAAGCCACGGGAGGATAAAGAGCCGGAAGCAAAGCCAGAACCGCAATCGGAAGCGAAAACGGTAGGCACTGAATCGGAAGCACGCGGACAAGGAGCACGCCGGTCGCGGTCATCGGTTCATTTTGACAAGCCGATTACCGGACCAAGCGGTGCTAGTTTGTCGTCCTACGACTGGAAATGGATGTGGGAGGAAAGCCCGGAATACGACGATCCACGGCGGGTAAGCAATTGGGACGAAGCGGAGAGAAACGAGCAAACTGGCAAGGACGTAGTGCATCAATTCCACGTGAGAGATGCCAAGGGACAGCCGCATGTAGTTAGCCTGGAAAGCGCCTTGAAAATGCTGGGATTTACCAAGGGTGATCCAGGAATTGGCAAAGTCAAAAACTTGGCAATGGCTTCCATGCAGTTGGCCGAGCAGCAGCAAGTTCACGAGCGATTACTTAGCACGCCGGAAGCGGAACGCGGCTATGCACACGAGTACACGGTGCAAGGCAGCGACTTGAAACTAAAGTCGCTCGAAGATCGCGTCTCGAAACTGGCGAAAGAAGCCGAAAAAGCTGCGTCCGGGGAGTCACCGGAAAGGCATTACAAGAGCCTCGCAAAAGACGTCGCGGACATGCGGGACTTGTTCCACACGAACCCCGTCTACAACCGAGACAAATGGAACCCGCACAATGTGACGCCTAGCGGTCATCGAATTAACGATATCCTCTTAGCCAATCGAGATAAGCTCGGACTGACAAAAGAAGACATGAGGCAGGCTTACGAAGAAGGGAGCAAGATATACAAAAAGCTGATTGCTACAGGACGTTATAACGCTCTAGGGGAGTACACCGGAAAGACGCCAATTCACAGCGGCGAACAGCGAAAAGGCGAGTCGGCGTGGTCAGCGGCTAAACTTCGCAATTGGTATTTCGACAAAGGCGAGAATGCGGAGCAAGCCGTAGAGGAAGCCCGGCAATGGCTAGAAAAGTATCATCCGAATTTTGCCATACACCCATCAAACGCGACGGAGGCCAATCCGAGCGCAGCCACTGCTATTCATGGTCGCGGGCTATTTGAAAACTATAAGTCACAAGGTGCGGTGACGGCATCGGAAGATGAAGTGCAGCAGCTTCGTGAGCGATTCAAAGGTCACAAAGCCGACTGGCGCGCGATGGCTGTGCAGCAACATGCTAAATTGGCGAAGATTAAAAACGCCATCGAAGACGCGACCGAGGAACAGGAAACGATCCGCAATCAGTTATTAGCCGAACAAAAAGCCAATAGCAATTCCGAGCAAGCGCGAAAACTGGGCGAGAAACTGAACACCGCAACTAGTGTCGTTGATAAACTGCTGCGCCAACACCAAGACGAAGACGCCTACCGGCGATTGGCTGTCGAGAAGGCCGTTAAGGCCGGCAAGACAATCCCGGACGATATCTTGAACGAGTATGGCGATTTGAAAAAGCCGGCCACGCTCGCCATCCGCATGGAAGCCGACGGCACGCGCTGGATCACGATTGGCAGACGCAAGGACGGCGAAGACGAGCACGCGGGTGGCTTCCCGGTCCAGATTAGCGCGGACGGCGAGATTCTCAAGGGCGGGCCGAGTGGCTTGCGTGGGAAGAAACTCAGCGAGGTCGGCGACTACTTCGACGGGCTACGGAAGGAACGCGAACAGTCGGGCGCTGACAAGTTCGCGGAAGTATCGGGGTACTTTGACCAGCGTGGCGAATCGGCCGCGAGACTGAAGCCGGAGAATGCTCCCGGCAACACCCGCAGTTGGAAGCGGATCGTCGCGCACCAGGCCGAGCAATGGGGTATGGAACCTACCGACTACGAGCAGGCCGCGAAAGACGCGTGGCAGGAAGAAACCGACCGGCACCACGAACGGGAAGCGGCGAAGACGTACGCACGCCAACGGCTGGACCTGACGCAAGCCGACGTGAACCGGCTGGAGAATCAGGGGTTTGACGCGGGCAGCAAGCACAAGCGTATCAAGGGCCTCGATAAAGTGAGCCGCGAGTTGGCCAACCAGTATCCCGGCCTGGGCTGGGGTGGCGGTTACGACGACGACGACCAGCGGATGGATTACGATTCGTTGGTTTGGGAGTTGATCCGGGAGGGCAAACAGGAATTGCCGAGCAAGACAAGCCGGGAGTTCCACGAGCAGGTGGACGCCTTCATAGGTTCGGCGTGGCGGGCTGGAGGATCGCAGTATATGGCGTTACGTCTATCCACGGACGCCGAGGGTCACGAGCACAAAGGCAAGGGGCCTGGAGGGGGACAGTTTACGAGCGGGGGAGGTAGTGGCGGAGGCATTTCCAAGGGGCCACACATAAGCGAGGCGCATCGCACCGCAATGGAAGCGATGGGTTACGACAAAAAGCACATTGACGCATTTTCCAAAGCGGTGACATCGCAGGACACAAAGCGAATCAAAGAATTTACCGAAGACCTAAAGGAAACAATGGCTTACGGTGACGATGAAGACAAAGCACATGCAAAGGACATATTGACGTGGGCTAATACAGCTACCAAACCGCGAGTAGGAAAAACGGCCAAGACCAAACAAGATAGTGATGTGCCTCCGTTGAAACCGGGACACATTCGTTTATTCCGGGCTGCCAACGATGACAACGTCGACGCGGGCTATAGTTTTTCAACCGAGCTAGAAACGGCACAATCCTACACCAACAACCCAGGATTTGGCGGTAATACGATCTATCGTGTCGATATAGACCCCGGAAAATTGCTGGACGTATCCGACGCCGACGATTTATTTAGCGCATTGTCGGAAGCTGCTGGAATGGACCTGATTCCAGAACAATACGCGCACCACGCCCAACGAGTTCTGGCGACTGATCCGAAGGTGCGAGAGGCATTGGCTGAAAAGGGTTATGAATGGGTAAAGTTTACGGACGATTTCCCGGAAGGTGCGATTACGTACACGCCAGTCAGCGTTGAGGCGGCAGAAAAGGCTGGCGAAGATATACAGGAGCACGGCAGCGACCCTAAAACGTCCAGTCGTATGTCGTCATCCTTCACGGAGTCCGACCATCCGCGCGACGACGACGGGAAGTTCACAAGCGGCGGAGGATCGACAAAGCACGGTCCAACCGACATCAAATCGGCTGTTGCCAAAGTGCTTTCCGGCGACAAGGGTAGCAGCATCGGCAGCGGTGACGCGGCCATGATTTCTCTAGAAGACGTGCGACGACACTTGCCGCACTATTCCAAGGAAGAGTTGGACGCCGAGATTCTCAAGCTACGCGAATCCGGTGAATGGACGCTGGAGCCGGCACACGGCCGCACCACCGAGACGATGCGCGGAGCCGGCATCAAACAGGGCAAGGACAACTTTATCTGGCTGGTGAAAGTCACGTAATGCCCGACAACCGCAACACTCCCGCCGATCGCATTACGGGCCGTGGGCTCATCACGGCCGAAGCCATCTACGCCAACATGCGTAAGCGGCTGCTGGATGTGCTAGACAAGCGGGCGCGGTTCGCGACGTTCCCCCAATTGGAAAGTATGGCCCGCGACATCATGCGGGAGCAGGAGCCGCTATTCGCTCGCCACTTGGCCGACACGCAACTAGCGGCGTGGCTGGCGGGATACAAGCAGCAATCGGACGACCTGCCACCGTGGACCGTGGAGGACTTGGCACCGCCACCCGGTAGCCCGCCACCGTCAGGCGCGTTGTGGCCGTGGGAAGAGGAAGAGCCCATCGTACGCTTCCCGTTACTCGAAGCGGCGGCCGAGCGGCTTAGTGAACGCGGTGTCCTATCACGTGAGGACTTCGACGCTGCATCGGCGACGATCAAACAGCAGTCGTTTACCGTGGCTGGTGACCATACCGAATCCACCCTTAACGCCATCCGTGACGTACTGGTGAGCGATATCAAGGAGGGGACGAGCCTGAAGGGGTTTCGCGCGACGATCGAGGACGTGTTGAACGGCTCGCCGATCGGGCCGGCACACTTGGAAAACGTGTACCGAACCAACGTCCAAGGTGCCTTTCGTGACGGGCGGGAAACGCTGCTGGCGGACCCGATCGTCTCGGAAGTATTCCCGTATCAAGAGTACGTACCAATTCACGACGCACGGACACGGGAGGAACACCTAGCGTTAGGCTCGCTCGGGCTGAACGGGACGGGGATTTACCGGCGTGACGACCCCATGTGGGACCAGTTTACGCCGCCCTGGGATTACCAATGTCGCTGTGGCACAATCCCGATGACGATCCGCGACGCGGCCGAACGGGGCGTCAAAGAGGCTCAGGAATGGCTGGAAACCGGCTTCCCGCCGATCCATCCCGAATGGCGGGCACAGTACATTCCGTTCGAGTCTAAGCCGGGATGGGGACAACGTGGCGGACGTACGGGAGCGACAAGCCGCATGGCACTGGAGCCGATAGCTTGACTGCCAACCGCTACCTAACTCTGGACGGCACGGCGCCCAACGTCATTGACCCTGGCCGGTTGTACGACGACAACGCACGCGTCGGCGCGATGGATGACTTTTGGGGCAAGGCCAATAGCTTTACGACGGAGATTGGCCAAGAGCCGGGAGTGTTCTGGCTACTCGTCCCGCGGACGACCTATGCGGTGATTGCCAAAAACGATACCCATGTGGTGACGTGGTTTGACGGGACGACTCCGACACGGTTCACTAATCTGGTCATGGCCTCCGCTCAATGCGTGGCGATGGATGGCGATGCGCAAGGCGCGTACCTGATCGAACTGCGAGACGTGCGGCAACGGCTGAAGAAGGCCGGCGCTATGGTCCGCCATTACAACGTGACGGACGCCATGCCGCGCTGCACCTACTCGGCGCTCTACCGCTACGATACGGACACGCTCAATGGTGGCGTGCCGTGGACGTGGCAAACCATGTTTGACGACGTGTGGAGCTTCCTGCCGTCGGGAGCGGCAGGCACGGCCCCTACGCTTCCTTGGACGCCACCGCACGACCCGGAATCATGGCGGTTCGAGGGACAATCAGCGTGGGATGCAGTGGGCCTGATTCTGGACGCCTGTCAGTCGGCCATTGTCTGCGACCCGTTGACGGGCGTGCTGTCCGTCGTGGCGTTAGGTGACACGCAGACGGGCCTCGTGGCGCAACTGGCGGCGTTAGATGCCTTGCTCGACTGGAAGCCGGCGACCGACGTAGCGCGAGCGCATCGTCCGGTAGACGTGCGGGTGATGTTCCGGGCCCGTCAGCGATCGGCGAATACCGTCGAGATGCTCGACCAGGATGATCGGTCGTGGGGGTACGTGGACGGCGCAACCGGGTTAAGCGGCGCCGAATCAAGCCGGAAGGTGGCAGTTCATTCGGACCTCTTCGACGAACGCGACGAGAACGGGGCGACGCTGAACCAGGCGGCGCTTAACGCCACTGCGGCAGCGATCGCGACGCGAGTGGCGTTGCGGTACGACGTCGCGGGCGAGGAGCGACGTAGCGAGCATCCGGGCATCGTGACGACAGTATCGTTAGGCTCGGAAATCCATCGGATGTGCTGGCGGGACTTCGGGGACGACGACGGCACGCGGACGGAGATTTGGCAGTTACGTCACTGGGGCGAGCCGACGCACGCCGTATTAGACCGCAAAAAAGACACATGCCGCATGGCGGTGGTCAAGATCACGACCGACGGCTGGAGCACGTCCAACGGCTGGGCCTACTCGACTGACGCGGAAGTGATTCGTTATTTCACCGCGTCCAACAACTACGCGTCGAACGTGCAATGCGAAACGTCACTGACCATCTGGCACCCGACGGGCTACCCGGACAATCACGGTAATGAAGTGCGGGCCTTGCACGCGGCCACGGGACGATTCCCAGCCAGGTTCGGCAAGGATGATTGGGCGTGGGTGGTATTCAACGCGGTATCACAACGCTGGGAGCTGCTGGGCGAGTACGAGGACCATTGGCGGTTTGAGCTGATCCAACGGATAGTCAAGGGCGGGAGCGGCACGGCTTATCTGCGTCTGGCCAATCCGAATACGGCAGTCTGGGTGACAACGAGTCTGATTTTCACGGTCTATGATTCGTCCGAAATCGGACCGTTCAACATCGGCGATTACGGCGTTGCCAAGCGTTACGGCGACTCCAACCGCTGGGAGATTCTATTCGCGCAGAAGCCGGGCCTTGTAATGGTCAAGGCGACGCAGTGTCTTTATCCGGGCGAGACGGCTGGCGGACTTGTGATGGAATACGACATCCTGCTAGGCCGCTGGGTGGACACGGCCGAATCCGTCACGATGACCGATCCAGGGAGTTGGAATTGCCTATTGATCGGGGAGCAGGCGTTCTGCCTACCAAACCCGGACGGCAATTACGACGTGGTGGGATCGCACGGACTGCATCGCAAAGGTAAGGCGGCGGAGGATATTTCCTGCGGCGCCTCCGGTCGCGTGACGCTGGCGAGCGACATCACGAGCAACAGTTGCACTGGCACGCTGTCTAATTGTGAAATCTCCGCGTGCAACACCTGGGGCGAGATTCGCAAGGTATTCCAAGATGAAGAGGTCACGGTGTTTTACGCCGGCACGCGGCGAATCGAGACGCAAAACCATCGGTTGTGGGTGCTGATTCCACATTATCATCCGCGGTGGATTGAGGGTATTTTAACGTCCGACCTGTGCCCGGATGACGTGTCCGCCTCCGTGCTAACAAATCGCTTCGCGGATGGGTGTCCGCCGATCAGTATCACAATCGCCGTCAATGAATATCACTTGTCCGGCACGTCGGGAAATCTGGTGTTGATTCTGCGGCGTGAGGATGGGGTGTACGTCATTATTCAAGTGCAACACCGAGCGGGATACTTCGCCTACGATGTAGACGTGGACCTAAACGGCAATTGCGTCTTCAGTACCACACTATTGACCGAACAAATCAGCTACATGGGCTGCAATAACTTCGACACCGAAAGCGCGGGACTGAATCTCGAACAAGCCGAAGTAATGACCGGCTGGAGCATCAGCCACACGGAAGGTAACCAGTCTGGCAGCGGTCTGCCGGAAGCCGGCACGTGTCAATTGACGATCACGAAAAAGAACGTCTGTGTTTTCGACGGCCCGGGAGCTGACTCGCAGACGATTATCGACCTGACGCCGCAAGTTGTGTTGCAAGATGTGGACATTGACGGGCTGTGTTTTGTCGGCACGGTGCGCGTCGTTTATCCGTTGTGCAGCGACGCGGCAGATACTGTGACGCTGTTCTGCGGGACGAATTGCGGGAGCGGATCGGGGAGCCAGTCAGGCGGACAGTAGGCATTTATGAGCGGACCTTATTTCTGGGGTGGGGTGCTACTATTCGATGGCGGACAAGTCGCGATGGACCCGGCTTGCTGTTGCGACGGCGGCGAATGCTGTTGCTACCGCTTGCGAGGTAAGACGCTGACCTGCGAAATGAAATGGGGCTGCCCAATCGACCCGCAGCCGGCGGTGATTACGTTTTCGTTGCCGTGGGTGGAAGCCGATAATTGTTGGCGGGGCTCGTATACTGGCTGGTGTACTAGCCCGGCGGATTTTGAAGTCGAGGCGGTTTGTTCCGCGGCGACTGGCTCGCCGAGCATTCCGGGACCGGAAAGCATTGTCTGCAACACGCACACCACACTGAACGTGCGGATCAAGGCAACCAGTAATAGCGGGTGGCGTAGCGTGGCGACGGACACCGAGCAAAGCGGGTGCCTCGACTACACCTGGGTAGACGTGTTCGACGGCGTGCTGTCGGATTCGTCTTGCTGCACGGGTTCACCAGGGGCATTGACCTATCTAAAACTGACGGGGACACCATGAGCAATATTATGCTAGGAACGCTAGACGAAGACATGTTTCCTTCTTCGGAATATGTGGTGGTGACCACTACCGACACAACACTTAGCGTGAGGTCAGGAATTCGAGAATTGTGCGGCCGACGTGGCTCAAGGGTTGTGCTGGTGAGACTCCAGGAGCAGGAGCCGTGGCTTATTGTTCAAGTAGCACATGAAAAGATAACTGCATGAGCGGACCCGGCACGGAACTGGCGAACATGCTCCACTCGTTGTGGATTCGGGCGAAGCCGGAATGCCCGTGTAAACTCGTCGCGGAATTGATGGACAGCTGGGGAGTGGACGGGATACGGGATATCGTGACCGAAGCGGATATCGACTTCATGCGGCAATGGATCGCCCGGCAACCCGTCAACGCAATCCTGTCCGATTGGCTGGTGAATCGTTGCGACGCGGTGGGAGAAGACACGCGGTTTGACATGGTCCTGGATTGTCTCCACGAGGAAGCCTCACGTCGTCGCCTGCCGTTCAACCGGACGCTGGCCAGTCTCTTGGTCCGCAAGGCCATCCATCGCGCGAGGCTCACACGTGGCACGCTGTAGGCTGCAAGGCGAGCGGGTGGGCGACGTGTTCCACATGTGCTGTGGAGGACGTGAGGAGCGGCAACCGCTCTACGCTTGCACGTGCGCGGAGCAACCGACGGAGTTTTGCCAGTCGATCGACCCAGCTGGTTTACTGCCGATCGACATTGGCGGCAAGCGGGATCTATTGCCAGTCGCGGACTGTCGGCGCTGCACGTACGCGGTCTATGGCGACGGGCCGCGCACGAGCTCGGCCGTGGCGTGGGAAGCCATGCGACAAGCGAAGCGGATGGACAGGCCACCGGAGACACCACGCGTGAAGCCACCAGCAGAAGTGCGGACGGTAGTTGAGTCTGGCCGCGGCATTGCTCCCAATCCCGGCCAATCGCTGGCGGCAAAACTCTGGGAGCAAGGACGCACGGAACGCAAGGCTGCTACCGCCATGACGGCCGAGCAGTTGGCACCGTTTCGCGTGGAAAATGTGTTTGCGATTGAGTACCCGACGCCGCAACCGCTAGACGGGCCGCGACGGAATCTAGCCTACCATCTGTGTCCATTCCGCAACGGCACTTGGCGGCGATCAGTGGAGCAGATTGTGCGGCGGCTGTGGATGTTCGACGGTCGCAGGGTGGTGGCGATCTTGACCGGCACGGACATGGACGATCCGGCGGAAGCGCGGAGCGCGTTCGCGGGTCACGACGTGGAGTTTATCACGCGGCCGAACGATCCCACGTTGCGGGAAGTGGCGACATGGGAGCCGCTGATAAGCCGCTGTGTGGAGGCGGCCGGCGTGACGTACTACGCGCACAGTAAAGGCGTCTCGCGCAACGTCAACGACGGCGAAACGGTTCATCGGTGGGCCCGAACAATGCACGAAACGTGCCTCGATTACTGGCCATTCGTGGCACGGTTGCTCGATCACTTTCCGATTGCGGGGTCATTCCTGAAGCACGGCCGCGGATTCACCAGCCAATCAGCGTGGCATTATTCCGGCGCGTTTTTCTGGATGCGGAACGACGACCTGCGACGCCGCGAGTGGAAGCGAATTGATCGGATGTGGTGGGGAGTGGAGGCCTGGCCGGGGCTGCACTACGCGGACGATGAAGCCGGTTGTATTTTCGGCGAAGGCAAGGTGCCGACGCTCGATCTGTATTCGATGCGTAATTGGGTGGACAATCTATGGCCGCAGTACGTCGCTTGGCAAAGGTCGCACCAGCCATTCCGGTTGACGTGATCCGCCACGAACCCTATCCGCACTTGGTGCGGCACAATGCGGTCCCGCGATCGCTGCTCAACGCCGCGCGGGTGGAATGGCCGGCGGCGACGTGGCCCGGCTGGGTGGCGTACGCAGACCAATACGCAATTAAGCGAGCAACACGCGGACGCGACGGACTTCCGCGAGCCTGCGAATTGTTGCTCGACCACATGGCCGCGATCGACGTGGCGGAAATAACAGGCGAGCCGTCAGCCTTCCCCGACCTGACGCTGTACGGTGCTGGCTTGCACGAGATCCCGACCGACGGACATTTAGCTTTGCATCTTGACGCTCGCCAGCATCCGGTAACCGGCTGGTCTCGCGTGGCGTCGGCGGTTGTGTTCGTGGATGACTTCAGCGATACCTGGGGCGGCGAGCTGGTATTGGGCGACCCGAGCGGCGATTGTCGGCGGATCACGCCGACGGCCGGCACGCTGGTTGTGATGGGCACGGCCGGAGACGAGACTTGGCACGCGGTGGGCAAAGTCACCGGGCCACTACCGCGTCGTACGCTGGCCATGTTTTGGTGGTCGACCAGCCGCGTCGAGAGCGACAGAAAGCGAGCTTCGTTCCGTGAAACTTGAACTAGGTGGTGGGCTGTGGCCGCGCGGGGAAGGGTTTGTCAATTGCGACATGATCGAGCAAGCGGACATCCGGCACGACCTGGACGTTACGCCGTGGCCGTTCGCGGACGACAGCGTTGACGAAGCCTATTCGTGTCATTGCATCGAACACTTACAGCGTGGACCGTGGCCATTCCTGCGAGAACTGGCGCGGGTCTGCAAAATCGGGGCGCCGGTCGAAATCCGCTGTCCAAGTCCCGGCAGTGATCTGGCCAGTCAGTGGGGACACACGCACGTCTTTTCTCATATCGAGGTCATGAACGGGCAAGATTATTTTCGCGAGCGGACATGGCCGGGACCGAAGTGGCTACGCTGCCACACGGTGAGATATGAGCCGTCTGTGCTGATGCCGCGAGCCAAAGAACAATTGCCATTTCTGAAAGGCTTAGACGATCAAATTATCATGACGTGGTTCCCACGCACGGCACACGAGTGTAGGTATTACTACACGTGCGAACGGCTGACATGATCCTCCTACTCCTACTCTCGCTTCCCATCACGTCTATCCAAGCCGACATCGTCGAGCTGAACCACTACGGCGACTGCACGGGCCGCGAGTTGTGCGAGCAAATAATCTGGTGGCGGATGCACGGGCCCGACTACCGCGTCATCGCGTGGCGGATGCGAGCCACGGCGGGCGATCCGGTGAGAGTCGGAGACTGCTGGGAAAACCGCTGGACCGAAACGAAACGGCGGTACGTCGCGACCGCTCGCACGCGACGTGAGACGTGGACGCTCTACGATCCAGAGGTCGCGGACCGCATGTGGATGAACGAGACCGCCCGCACCGAATGGCGGATCAATCTGGGCCGGCCTTGATTCTCGCGCGGCCGCAGTCGATACTATCTGATGTTATCGACACAATGGAGCTGCCCATGAAACTCTATTCCACCGCAGAAACTGCCGAGAAACTCGGCTGCCACCCCTCCACTGTCCGCCAGTACGCGGCCGCTTACGGGACCGCGATCGGGCACCGCTGGGCGTTCTCGGACCGCGATATTCGGCGGCTTCGGAGGAAAATTCGCCAATCTGTGGGCAACCCTAACTTCGGGCCGGGCTTTGGTTTAGGGCGAACGAAGAAAAAAACTTCCGAAAATTAGGCTAAAGCACATTGCCTCGCAATCGCGACATAGTACAATGAGAGAGTCGAGGGGGGAACGACAGAAAAAAAGAACCCTCTAACGCGGCCCGGTGAATCGAGGGCGATGCGAGTCAGACGCAGCTAAATCGCGAGAGTCGGCCCCGGACGCAGGGGCTAGGGAGACGCGAGGCCCGCCGAAGCGAGGGCCCCGCACTTTTACTTTCTCAAGGAGCAAGAGCCATGACCCGACTAACGTTCGCCGAGCTACTGGCCATCGCGCCAGCACGCCTAAGGGACGAGTATCACGCAGCGGCTGCCGCTGCGGCTGAAAAGCCTGAGTCGCGAAAGCGCCAGCGGGCGCTATCACAAGCAGAGTCGTATATCTGGCTGTGTCAGCCATCCGAGCCGCTCCCGCTCGGAACGGGTCCCCTCCAGGAAATTGAGGGGTTCGCCGAGATGAACGCGGCAGACCGCGTCCGGTCGGAGCAGGAGAATTTACCGGACTCGGATTTCTAGATGAGGAGAAAGAGATGTACAGCCTAAATTCAAAACGCCTGATGCGTCGGCTTGGTGTGCCACCGCTGGCTATTGTCCGAGCGGCCAAAAGACTAGGCCCGCGAGGGTCTCGGCTGGCAACGCTGGCTGCGAATGGGTGGTCGATCGAGACCACCGCTGACGGCGGCGTGTTCGCCTCAAGAGGGGCGGACGGCATAGGATTCTCGTCCTCGGGCATCGAGACCACATACAGGCGTCAGCCGCGAGGCTGGCAGCCGTGTAATTGACGGTTCCGCACAACTCAAGGAGCAAGAGCCATGTCCACACAACCACGATATGAGCTACTGATTCGCCGCGACGGTCAGGAATTCAACGGCCTCTCCGGCTGGACCAACGACGGCTACGGCGATGCTGTCAGGTCGGACAGTGTCGGAGACGTCGCGGAGGCGCTGGCGTCACTCACGCGGACACGCGACTTTGCCGCGTCTGAGTTCGCCGTCTACGATCATGCGGCGCGACGGCTGCTGCATCACGTGGTGGCGTCCGTCGGATTCGATGAGGCGGAAATGTGGTTTGTCCCCCGCGAACCTATCACTCAAGGAGCTAGAGACATGAACAATCGAGAGCTAACAATCCGTGGGCTGACTGCCTGCGGATTCACGCAGACACGACAGACCGCGAAATACCTAGTGTTCACCGCGACGGACGACGCGCGGACTTACTTTCTCGGCCGATCTGGCGGCCTCCGCATGTCGCGAACGGGCACCTTTACTGGTTCGCTTAGTCTGACGGGATGCGCTGGGCACAAGGCATTTAAGACCGTCGGAGATCCATCGTATCGTTTCGAGTCGGTGACACAGGCCCGCGAGGTCTGGACGACTGCACTAAGGACACTTGCCGGTACAACGTAAGTCAGGGTCCAGCACGGCCGGCGGCCGGTTCCAGTAGTCGCCGCAACCGCCGGCGTGCGTTTTTGTGGGGAGGCGAATCATGAACGAATTGCGAAACGCAGAACATGAGATAGTCAGCTGCATCGGGAGGCTCACTATCGCGATCGGCGAGGCGTCACCGCTGGCGGACATCATCCTACAGCAGTTGCTACGCGACGCGGTGCAACTGGGAAACCGGATCACGCAGTTAAGGCTGGCGGTAGAAGCGGAGGCGACCAAGTGAACTACCACGACTTTATTTCGCGGAAGAGTCAGCAGTCATCCGACAGCGGTTTCGCGCCGTTGTGGATGCCCGACTTCCTTTTCGATTTTCAACAGTCGCTCGTCGAGTGGTCGCTCCTGAAGGGGCGAGCGGCAATCTTCGCCGGGTGTGGGCTAGGTAAGACGCCGATGCAGTTGGTATTTGCCGAGAACGTCAAGCGAAAAACCAACAAGCCGGCGTTGATCCTGACGCCTCTCGCCGTCGGTTATCAGACCGTCAAAGAAGCGGAAAAATTCGGCATCGAAGCGCATCGCTCCACTGACGGCAAGCCGATGCCCAACATTACGGTGACCAACTACGAGCGTCTGGGGAAATTCGACCCGGACGACTTCGGCGGCGTGGTCTGCGATGAGGCCAGCATCATCAAGCACTGGTCGGGAGCAACACAAAAGGGAGTGACGCGTTTCCTGAGCAAGATGGAATACAGGCTCTTATGCACGGCGACGCCGGCGCCAAACGACTACATCGAGATGGGCACGCATTCCGAAGCTCTCGGCGGGATCAGTTACACCGAGATGCTGGAGAAGTTTTTCCGGCAGATGACAGACGACGAGAAAAAGCGGAAGGCGACGAAAGACGACGTGATCCATTCTCGCCGGTTGTCGTGGCGGGTGATCCAATCCATCGGGCAGTACGCCATGAAGCCTCACGCCTTCGAGCCGTTTTGGAAGTGGGTGTCAGGCTTCGCGCGGGCTTGCCGCAAGCCGTCCGACCTGGGGCCGTTCGGCGATTCGCGTTACGAGCTACCGCCGCTGATTCGTCGTGACCATGTGATCGAGCCTCGCACGCCGCCGCCGGGATTCCTCTTTACGATGCCGGCGATCGGCCTGAATCAGGAACGTGGCGAGCGACGGCGGACGGTTGCGGAACGCAGCGAGCTGGTTACCAAGCTGACAGCCGATTCGGATTGTGCCGTCGTGTGGTGCCAACTCAACGACGAGGCGGATCGAATCGAAAAAGAAGTAGCGGGTGCCGTCCAAGTGAAAGGCTCGCAGTCGATCGAGGAGAAGGAGGAGCGACTAATCGCGTTCATGGAAGGGCAAGCCCGCGTACTCGTGACGAAACCCAAGATTGCGGGACTTGGATTGAACCTCCAGAAGTGTGCCCATGTGGTGACGTTCGTCGACCACAGCTACGAGCAATTCTATCAGGCTGTGCGACGCTGCTGGCGATTCGGTCAGACGCGACCCGTGACGCTCGACGTCATCGCCACAGTCGGCGAGGTCAACGTCCAGAAAAACATGGACCGCAAAGAGCGGCTGGCTGAACAGATGTTCGAGCAAATCGTCCGGTTCATGAACGAGTCGATAACTGTCCACAAAAAGGAAACAACATGTCACGCAAACGTTCCGGAATGGATGTCTTCGATCAGGTAGTCGCAGAGCATTACGCCGCCTATCACGGCGACTGCATGCAGGTGATGGCGGCGATGCCCGATGAAAGCGTGCATCTATCCATCTACTCGCCGCCGTTCGCGGGGTTGTATCAGTACTCGAGCGATCCGGTCGATCTGAGTAACTGTGTGAGCTACGAGGAATTCATGGAGCACTATGGCTTCGTGATAAAGGAACTGGCGAGGCTGACGTTGCCCGGTCGTATGTCGGCCGTCCACTGTCAGGATATCCCGATCCTGCGACCGAACGACCACCACTTAAGCGACTTTCCGGGAGACATCATTCGGCTGCACAACAAGCTCGGGTGGAAGTACGTCGCGCGGTACCACGTGTGGAAAGAACCGCTCACGGTCCGCAACCGGACGATGGTTAATTCGCTCCACCACAAAACGTGTTGCGAGGACTCGACGAAGTGCAGCGTGGCGAACGCCGACTACTTGCTTATTTTCCGTCTGAACGGCGAGAACAAGATTCCGGTCGAGCATCCGACCGGCCTCATGAGTTACGCGGGCTCGCGTGAGATACCCGAGGAAGTACTGAAATGGCGTGGCTATCGCGGCGACCAAAAGCTCAACGGCTACTCGCAATGGATTTGGCGGCAATACGCATCGGCGTTTTGGGACGACGTGCGGATTGATCGGACGCTCGGCACTGGGGCGAGTTTGTATTCAGCGGCGAAAGCGGATAAAGACGAGGACGATGAAAAGCACATGCACCCCCTGCAACTCGACGTGATTGAGCGGGCAGTGGTTATGTGGAGCAATCCCGGAGAGGTTGTATTGACGCCGTTCATGGGTGTGGGCTCGGAAGTCTACGGGGCTGTTATCAACGGTCGCAAAGGAATCGGCTGCGAGCTGAAGCCAGCCTACTATCGGCAGGCGGTCAAAAACTTACAGTCAATCGAGCTGCCGAAATCGAAGGAGCCGGACTTGCTGCCGGTCGACTCATGACCACCCGCATCTACTGCTACTGCCTGGAATCCCGCTACCTCGCCGTGTGGGGCTGCCTCGTGCCGCCTACGCTGGTCCGCGAGATCGAGGAGCGGGACCCGTGGGATTACGACGACGGTGCCGAGTGCCCGGGAGGTGATGCGTGACAATGGTTGTGCGATTCAAGTGCCGTATGTGCGGCGTCATTTTCGACCACTGCGGCGTTATTGTCGATGGCGAATCACCTAACGCGTCGTTATTAGTGGACGTGATCCGCGTGATGCGAGGAGAGGACGTTGCAGCGTTTGAATCGTTCGCTTTGCATAACTGCGGACGCGACCGGTACGGCGTGGCTGAGTTGTGCGGCATTGCTCCTGTACTTAAGTGAGGTGACGCATGATCGACGACATATCAATTCAGAAGCGCATCGATCAGTTAACGTTGTGCATGACGAATATTTTGACGGGCTCCAAGCACTCACTAACGAGTACCGATGTAGCCAACGTGGCTGCGGTGATTAGTGAACTGGATCGGGTCCGCGGCGAGAATGAGTTGTGGCAGCAAAAAGCGTCACGGCTCTACGACCTGCTACACGAGTGTGCCCAGTGGATTCCGCGCGGACAAGTGGACCTTTACGACCGCGTGACGCATGAACTTGATAGCGGGCTGCGGTATCTGGACGACGTACCAATCGGGGAGGACGACTTATGATCTGCTCCTATTGCGGCCGGCCAGTCGAGACACTCCACGGCATCGCAATCGTCCACCAGTTCGGCGGCGCGGAGTGTCCAGGTTCGACGGAACGCCCGCTGCTCGATCCGGGTGACCGCGTGCGGATCGCACGACGCAACCAGCCCGCGGCGGTCGCGGGGTGGGTGCGGGCCAAAGCGGTGCGGATGAAGGCTGAAGGCTTCACGCTGTTGCGGATTTCTCGTGAGACGGGACTTTCGCAGCGGCAGATATTGGATGCAGTCAAGGAGCGGCGCAAATGCGGGCAGGCTGGTTATGCCGAATAAGGGGACGGCTCGACGTCTCGCGGATTATCGAGATGTATATCGGCGACGCGGGCGGCTTAGCGTCGCTGCATGTGGTGGTCGAAACCGAGGACGGCAAGGCGACGGTCGTAGCCAGTGACGTGACGGAGTCGTGGCCGATATCCGACACGGTGATGCCGGGAAAAACTTCGCTACTCGCGGAGCGTACGAGTCAAGCAAGCGTAGAAAGAGAAGACGAACCGATTTGAAAGGACTCACGATGCTCGTTTTGACCAGAAAATACGGCGAGAAAACATACATCGGTGACATCGTTGTCACGGTGGTGGATATCACGGACACGCAAGTGCGGATCGGTATCGAGGCACCGCCGGACGTGCTGATTCTACGGGGCGAACTGATCGGCCGAGAGCCTGGCAACCAAACTCGCAATCGGACAAAGGAGGTCTGAACCATGTTGGCAGCAATCGTAACAGTGTTGTCCGTACTCGCGCAGTTGGCCGGCGGTCTGGCCCTACTATGTTTTGCGGCGTGGCTAATCG